CCCATGATCACCGGGCAGATCAGGAACTCCAAGGACGGCAGGATCAGCGCCGCCGATTCCACCGGAGCCACCTGAAGCACGTTCCGCTTCACCTTCCACGCATCGAAAAGGCAGGTGTAGTCGTCCTGCGTCTCCACCTTGATCGTGACGTTGCAGTGATCCAGGTCCCACTCGCACGAGCCAGCGGAGAAATTACCGCGCCATGCCTCGCGGTACGCACCAGCGCATTTCGTCTCCACGCGCAGCAACAAGGTCACGCACCGCTGCGTGGCGTTGAACTCGAAGGGCCGCAGCAGGTTGTAATCATCCCCGGACAGCACCGGATCGCCGGACAGCTTGCGCCGTGCGAAGATCTGCCAGCTTTTCAGGTCGCGGGCATCGCGCAGCCGCAGCCGTGCGCCGTTGGTGGGGCGTACCGTGGTCCACGATGCCCCGGCGTCTATGGACACGCTCCATCGTTTCTCTGTCATGGCTTCCTGCGGATTCTGGTGACTTGGTTGCCCTTGCGGATCACTCGTGTGCCGTCAGGCAGGACCGTCTCGCCATCCCGGTTGCGCCCATCGCTACGGAGCCCGCGTACCTCGTCGGTGAGTTCGCCCACCTTGCGCTCCAAGGCCTCCGTCCTCATGTTGTTGGCAACGTAGGTCGTGGCGGCCTCCTGCTTCCGTGCGTCGATCACCTGTTCGATCTTGGCGTCATCCAACTTGATGCCCAGGCCGTCCAGAAGCGGGGCAAGGTCCGGCGCCCGCAGCTTGCTCAGGTCATCCTCGTTGATCGCCTCGATCAGCCCGCGATACTTGGCCGTTGATTTCCGGTTGGTGACGTACTCCCCGGCCTCTGCCTCGATCAGAGTTCCGCCTTGGTAGTGGCGCTTGCCTTCCACGGGTCCGCCGTGCTCGAATTGGTCGGGCTGTGCCGCTGCCTTGGCCGCCGCCCGGCTCTTGGCGAAGAACGCGTAGATGCTGGCCGCTTGCGCGAAGGCAGCAACAAGGCCAACGCCCAGCGGAAGCGTGCTCCATGAACTGATCAGGTTCGCCACCGCAACGCCGATGCTCGAAGCCTGTGAGGCAGAATCAATGAGCGCCTGCCTGCGGGCAAGGACCTGACGTTCGGCAACTGCCTTTTTACGCTGCTCGGTGGCATCGCGTTCGGCCTGGTTCACGCGCTCGATCTCGGCCCGAACGCCGTCCGCGTTGTTGGCATACCCTTGGCGCTGGTTCTCCAGTTCCTGCTGCAACAGGCTGGTGAGTTCCGACCGCCTGCGTTCAGCATCCGCGATGATCTCGTCCGTGGCGGAGATACGCGCCTCCACCTCTGCCGCCTGCTGGTCGATCCCCGCTTGGATGATCTCCTGCGCGGAGGACAGCACGCTGCTCAATGCGTCCTTCACCCGCTGTTGGTCCTCCTCCTTGATGCCAAGAAGGTCCAGCAGGTTCAGCTTCACCGGGTTGTTCGCCAGTTCCTGCCGGGCCTTGTTCACTTCGGCGACGACCAGTTCCAAGTTGGCCCGCGTCAGTTCGGCCTCCTTGCCTGTCTGCCCTTCGATCAGCTTGAGTTGTGCCTGTGCGGAGGCCTCCTTGATCGCCAGTAGTTCCAGTTCCTTGCGCCGTGCAAAGACCTTCTCCGGCTCCCCGGCGTTCTGCAAGGCGTTGATCCGGGCCGTCTGGATCTGCTCGTCCAGTTGGATATTGGCGATGGCCGTCTCGCGTTCGAAGCGGGCAAGTTCAGCAGCGGCAAAGCGCGTGATCTCGTCCTCTTCGATCTTGGCCTTTCGCAGTTCCTCGATGCGTTCGTTCAACCCTTGCACGAACACAGCCCGCTCCCGTTCGCTGGCGTCCTGGATCAGTTCGATACGCTTGGCGGCCTGCTCCTGGTACAGCGCGTCCACGGCCTCCAAGTACTGCTCCTCCTCCAGCAACCGCAGCGCGTTGATCTGCTCCTGCTGCTTGGCGGGTAGCGTGATGTCGCCTTGGGCAATGAGCGCATCGGCGCGGGCCTCCTGTTCCGCCGTGCTCAGTTCCTGCCATGCCTCCACGCCCAGCCGCTTCTGCAATTCGATCGCCGCCAGCTTGCGTTGGAAGCCGCGCTCCAGTTCGTCGATCTCCTCCTGCGCTACGGTGCGCTCGATGCGTACCCGCTCGAAGGGATCATCCTGCCCGGCCGCTTCGCGCTGTGCGTCCAGCAGGCGCTTGGCAAGGTCGCGTTCGGCGGCAACGAGTTCTTCCACAAGGGCCTTCCTTGCCTTGACGTTAGATCGTGCGGCCTCCAGTGCCTCCTTGTCGTTCTGCTGAACCTCAAGATCCGCACGGCGCTTGATCAGCGTCACCTCGTTGTACGTGCTGGCTCCCTCCCTGCGGATGGCTGCGATCTCCGTCTCCCTGCGGTCCGTCTCCTCCTGCGTCAACTTCCCAAGGTTCACCTCCCTGTTCAGGTCGCTCTCCAGTTGGTCGGCGAGTTCACGGCGGGCGCGGGCGCGGTCCTCAATGGCCGCGATCTCCACGTCCCGCAGTTCTTCGATCAGCTTCTTTTGCCCTTGCACATCCCCATCCTTCAGCAATGTTCGACGGCGCTCAATGTCCAGCTTCTGAAGTTCAGCACCGAACTCGCGTGAGGCATCATCGATCTCCTGAAACTCCCGGATCGTTGCAAGGAAGTCGTCCCACTGCTTGTTCGCCTTCTCCGCATCATCCCCGCTGGCCAGCACCGCAACGCCCAAGGCGGCAAGGGCCGCAACGACAAGGAAGATCGGGTTCGTTACCAGCGAGATAGTGAACGCCTTAACCGCTGCCGTAGCAGCGGCAAATCCGGTTGTGCTGGCTGCTGCTGCCGTGCCTGCCGCTGCCGTAGCCGTTGCGCTGGCTGCCGTGGCCGCCGTCTGCGTTGCCGTGGCCGTGCTGGTGAGGCCCAAGGTCGCCCGCAAGGTCTTGAGGCTATCCCCGAACCCGCCGATGAACTGTTGCAGCCCTTGGGTGGTGAACAGCAGCACTTGGAAGCTATTGAGCACCTTGTTCAGACCCTCGTTGTCCCCGGCGATCAGCCCGACCGTGGATTGCACGGCGAACAGGCCGCTTTGCAGGCTGAAGGAAAGCTGGTTGAAGGCTTCGAGCTTCTTATCCGGGTTGAACGCCTCAAACCGGGCACCAAGGTCGCCGACCTCATCGGCCAGGGCAGCTACCCGCTTCTGTGCTTCGATGGCCTGTGCGCTGTCGATGCCGAACTCCGCAGCCAGCGCCCCGGCCTCCTGCTTGGCCGCGCGAAGCTGCCGTTGCAGGCTGGTGACGGATTCCGTCGCTGGCTCGAACGCCTCCCCGAGGTCTTCCGCCTGAACGCCAGCCGCCGCCAGTTCAGCAACGGCCTCCGCGATCGACTGCGTGAACTCCTCGCTCTCGATACCCACGGCCCGCACCTCCTCTCGGATGGCTTCGTACTGGTCAACGCTCAGGCCCAAGGATGCGGCGATCTCCTTCTGCGACTTCACGGCCGCCTGTGAAAGCCCCGTCAGGGAGTTCTTCCCGCTGTTGCTTGCCGATGCCGCGCTCTTTGCGATCTGCTCAAGTTCGTCCGACGCCTTGCCCGTAGATGCCGCCACAGCCTTCACCTCCTTGTCCAGCGCCCCGGTCGCCGTGGCCGCCGATTCGATGTTCTTCACGAACCCGGACGTGTTGGAGGCGGCGACCGCCTTGCCCAGGCTGGTGACGACCTTGGTGGTATCGGCAACGGCCTTGCTGAACTGCTGTGCGCTCTTCCCGCTGTCGGCGATCTCCTTCTGGATCTCCTCCTGTGCCTTGGCGTTGGCGTCACGAAGCTGCCGGACGCTGGCCGCCATGGCCGCGAGGTCGTCCGCGAACGTTCCCTTTCCCTCGAACTGGAGTTCTACCTTCTGTGCCATGGGCCGCGTCTTTGATGTGCTGCGTCTTGTCCGTTATGTACTGCTGGTGGCTGCGTAGGGCGTAGAAGAACTCGAACACGTCCATCCCCTGCCAGACCTTCGCTTCGAGCATCTTCCCGTCCGATATGGCGGCGAGTAGCCCATGCTGCCGTGCCTTTATGCGGGCGATGCGTTGCTCGTAGTGCTCCGGCGCTTGGGGCTGCCCTGCTTGCTCTCCGTCTTCTCCCCTGCTGAAGTAGTCTGGGAAACGGCCTTGTAAGCCGCGAGAAAGCCGGGAATAGAAAGCAGGGCAAACGTGAAAAAATACCCCATGTCAATCCCTTCGTTCCGCCAGTCGTCGATCTTGTCCTTGATCATCTGGTCGTCGATCGTGCGCAGGTCTTCCCCGTCGCGCACAAGGAACAACGCGCACATCTTTAGAACCGCGTGGTGCTGCTGTTGGCCGAGCAAGGAGCAACCGATAGACAGGTCACGAAGCAGTACGGCGAGGTCCGCGAAGACCTTCTTTCCCGTGGCGACTTCATTGCACAGTTCATAAGCCCGGTTCACCTCATCATTGAACTGCTCGAAGGTGCGGCCCATGCCTATCTCCACCTGGAGCAGTTCATAGGCCTCGTATCGGTCGATGCTCAGGGACATGAGGCGGCGGTAACGCTGGCCGCTGGCAGTGAACTCCGTGGCATCGTGCGGGATCTTTTTCAGACCCACCCAAGCGTCTGTCATATTTGTCGCCTCATCCATTGATAGCCGTGTGAAATGGTTTGGGCGAAGATAATGGCCGATGCTGCGGCAAGGGCGTGAAATAGCAGGGAGTGCGCTTCGATGGCCCACGGGATGAAAGCCGAGCAGGACCAGAGGGCGAGTTGCCCGCTGAAGCACTTGGCGCAGCCTCCGAGGGGTCCCCCTATCCATGAGCGCCAACCGCCTTCGTCATGCCATTCGTTGATCCATCGGAACCAACGGTTAGCCGGGTTGTCTTCACGCGCCAATACCACGGCATAGGCTACGCCGATGATCGCGCAGGCAAGGCCGTAGGACAGTGCTCCGGCGATGGTCAGGGCTATGGATACAGCGGTGGTCATGGCGCCACGTAGTTCGATGCGTCCATATTCATCATGGTAAGCGGCGCACGAAGATGCCGTAGATGAATGTGTTGGTGGTCTTGGCAATCTGTCCCACCTGACCGGCTGGGCTGCCAAGGAACTTGGCTCCAGTGGTAGTTCCTGGCCCAGTGCTAGATGTCCAAATGTTCGTCGTTCCGCCTGGCGCACTGAATGGATCGCCAGTAATGAACGTCCCGCTGTTGTCGTTCGTTATGCTGTCCAACACCCTGTCGTTAGGAAGATACCAACCCGTCTCTCCCAGCGTGGCGTTGATGGTCACACCAGCAGTGACCGCCGCGTTCCATGTGGCCGCTGTAAGGTATGTGCCAAGAACATAGTATTCCAGCCCTGTAAGGTGGTCCTGAATGAACCTATTGCCAGAAGACGCAGCAGCGGCCCCGGCTCGGTCTGTGAACCGTAGCGTGTTTCCCCATACGTTGTTGGCAGCAAGGGTGGTGAAGTTTGCCCCAAGTTCAGCGTAGTGTGTGGGGTATACTGGACGGGTGTAGTTGAAGAACCCATCGGCGTACATGGTGCCCTCGTCCCCCGCCTGATAAACCGTCTCCTGCCCGCTGTGCAGGATGCGCCCGAAGTTGTAGGCGATCCCGCTCCGGTAGTTCCGCACATCCAGCGCCACGGTCGCAGCCAGGCCAACGGTCGTCCCATCCGGTTTGGTAATAGTGCTGTCCGCGATGTCCTGCGTGGCCGTGCCGTTGCTCTTGACCGCTACGGTGTGCAGCGTGGTGGGTACGCTGTTGCGGATGGTGACGCTGCCGTTAGGGGCGAACAATGTGTCTGAAGTTCCGCTCGGGAAATTTACCGGGCTGCCGATGTTGATGTCGTCGGTATCGACCAGTTGAACAGTAGCATCTGGCGCTGTCTTAGTGGTAGACGTTCCCGGCGCGTACACGTCAGGGCTTCCGATGTCAGTTCCTCCACTGTCCTGTAGTTGCACCGTCACCGCCACCACCGCGTCCTGCGATGGCGTCAACGGCGCGATGATCTGAGCCAGCACGTCCGCATCGTCAACGGTCGGGATCAGTTCAGCCAGCACACCAGCACGTTTGCCGCTGGACGTGACGCACGTGGCAACTTCTGCGGATGTGCCTTCGGTGATCAGGGTGCATAGTGTCTTGGCCGTGGGAACTATCCAGAACCCGTCAATCTCTTCACCGACAGCCTCAAGTTCTTCGTTGGCCACCCTTACGTTCACCAGACCGCCACAAGGTTCAGCAACTTCATCGAACGGCTCATCATTCACGGTCACCGTAAGCGGGTCGCAAGGCACAGCGCAGAACGTACCAATGGTCGCCTGTGCAACGGTGCCATCAATAGCAGCACCGCCGACGAACTCAACCCATACACCAGACCATGGATTCGCCGGGGCGTTGTTGGTGATCCAGTCGGTCCCAACGAAGATGTCCCGGTTGATGTACTGCGACCCGTTCCACTCGATCGTGTGGTTCGGCGCTGCGCTGTACTTGGTGCGACCGTTCAGCGTGCCGTCCGGCGTGTAGGTGCCGTTCTTCTGCGTCTCCGAAGCGCCCGACACTACAACGGCGTCCAATAGGGTATCGCAGTCGATGTCCTCCGTATCGCCGGATGGGATGCTCAGTAGCGGGATGCTGGCGAAGGTCACCTCCGCATCTTCACATGGCGGGCAAGGGTCGCACTCCGGCACCGTATGCACGCCCGTAGCAGGGTTCAGCGTCCCCACGTTCACGCCTCCCTGCTGCACAAGGATGGTCGGCGTGTCGCTCTCTGTGCCGTTTACCGTGGTGGGGTCGCATGGACCGCCCCCTTCACAGTCCAGGCACTCCGGTCCAAGCTGCGCAGCCGTCAGGCCCGTCACCGGGTCCGTCAGTTCCTCGCACGTGAAGTCCTTGGGATCCTTCCGCCTGCGCGTCACCGGAGGATGCCAGCAGCTATCGTCGCCCGGCACAGGCTCCTCCTCGCAGCCAGGCTTCACGCGGTACTCCACCGACAGGTCGATCGCGAAGGCGTCGAACGGCCACATCAGGTACTGCCGCGTGCTGTCCGGGTACGTGTACTGGCTGAAGATCTCCGGCCCGCGCTTGGGCATGCCTTCCACGGCCTGCCGGATGCCGATCAGCGTCTCCGCGTTGTATGGTGCCCGGTCGTCCAGCAAGTTCAGGAACTCCTGTAGGATCTTGTCCCCCGCCGTCACGTCCCCGCTGAACTTCGCCGTGTTGATCCAGCAGACCAATCGCAGGTTGCTCCGGTAGCTGGTGCCCCGCGTGCGGCTCGTGGTGCGCGTGGTGCCTCCGTCCTCGAAGTACACCATGCAGGCGTACTGTTCGTCGGGCACCAGGTCGCGCTGCGTGCTGTCGTCGCATGCAAGGTCGTCCTGCACATCCACGGCCACGGGCACCTTTATCACAGCCCCTTCGCGCTCGTAACTGATCACCCGCACGAGGCCCGCGATCCGGTCCACGTAGGTGAACGCGGCAATCTTGTCCTTTAGGATGGAGGCGAGCCGGGGGTTCATGCGTTCAGGAATGTTTCAACGAAGCGGCCCCAGCGTACTGCGCTCTGGTCCGCAATGGTCACGATCTCCTTGTCCGAAAGGCGGAACCATCCGGGCCGATAGTTGTCGTTGCCCTGCATCTTGGCACGGGTGAACTCGTCGCGGCCCGTGACAAGCACCTTCACGCCGTCGGCTGTTTCGGTCGTCTCAACAAGGCCAATGCTGGAAAGCATCTGCCCGGTAAGCGTGAAGTCCACGATGCCGCGATACCTGCCTTGCGGAATGTCCGGCGTAGCCTTGGCGGTCGCCCGCTCCTTGCGCTTCTTCGCGCTGGCCTTGCCGCCGACCGCCTGCCGCTTGTAGGCTTCGTACTCCTTCGTGTACGGCTTGAACGGTTGCCCCGATGCGTTGCGCCCTTCCTCGCTCACGCGCTGGGTCACAATGGCAAGGCCTGTCTGCGCTACGGTTTCCATCTCCGTGCGCAGTTGTCCTTTGACCTCAGCGGCCAAAGACAGGATGCGGCCTTCGAGGTCGTCGAGGTTCATGCTTTGAGCAAGCCCCGGCGAAGCCCCTGCCGGTCAAGGCAGCGACGGCAATCACCGAAGCGGTTGATGTTTCCGTTCTCCGAAAGCGTCGGGCACAGGTACTCCAACACCCGGTCCCGGAACTCCTTGTCGTACTGGTCGCGCAGCTTCTCCAACTGATCCCCCGCCGTCATTGTGTAGCGGTTGATCTTCGTGCTGGTGAGGATGTCCTGCAACAGGATCGCCCCGGCGCGGAACCGACCGGCGTGCGCGATCACTTTCTGGATGGGGTCAAAGGCATAGTTCGGAACGTCAGCGCAGAAGCTGCTCACGATGTCGCACGCGAACTGGACCCGGAGCATGATGCCCATCGAAGGGTTCTCCACCGTCCACTCGCTGCGATCCGCCAGGCTGTCGCCCTTGGTACCCGCCGCCATGCACCATTCCGCCCAGATCTTGCCGTTGTGCTGCTGGCGGCTCATGTACTGCGGGTTCCGAAGGTCCCACGTAGGCTTGAAGCCTCCGCAGCCGCAACTGATCTCCGTGTTCATGGCCTGCAACCCTTCGGTCGGCTCGTACACGAACCAGTAGCGCGGGTTGCTTGTGCCAAGTTCGCTCATGGACAACTCCAGCGGCACGGGCAGGTCGTTCCACACCACCTTCCCGCTGGTGCAGTTCAGCGTGTAGCTCTGCAACGGGTCGTCGCTGTTCTCCGTGCGTTCGTACACGTTCACCGCGATCGTTGCAGGCACGGTGCCCTTGAACGCCGTGGCGATGGCCGTGACCTTGAAGTGACCGCCTTTGACCTTCGCCGTCTGGAGCGTGAAGCCGTGGTAATTGCGCAGCAGCTTGATCCCAGTGCGGGTCGCGTTCTTATCGTCGCCGATCTGGCTGTTGCCGTCCTGCCGGGCTGGCATCGTGTTGGCGTCAAGACAGGCCCCGAGTTCCATCTGAAGGTCCTCGAAGGCTGCGCTGCGTGCCCGGTCCATCTTCACCCACAGGCTATCATCGCCGCAGTCCTGCGCTTGGCTGGCCAGTTGCAGGCTCATTCCAGGCAGTTCGTCCAAGTACAGGCCGGACGCGCTGATACCTGCCTCGATCGGCCGATCCGCCACGCATGGGCAGTCGCGGCGCGAAAGGCCGAAGACGTTATCGAAGCAGGCGGATGTGCTCATGGGTTACTTGCGGCGGGTGTATTCCATTACGATCTCTCGCAACTTTGGTCCGAAGACGGTATTTGCCATCTCCTGCTTTGCCAGTGCGTCCTCGCCCTCTGCCTCGTAGAACCGAATCGCCCGAATCTTGGCGATGATCTTGTCAGTGAGCGACTGCGATTCACTACTGGGGCCGACGAACAGCCCAATCCCCTTCAGACGAGCAAGAATCTCATCCCGTGTAGGGACTTGCTTGGCATATATAACAGGGCGCTGCATTGGAACCGACTTACCGCCTTGGAATTTCACTGCCATGTTCGTTCGTGTTGGTGCCCAAATGTAGCGCGAAAAGAAGCGGGGCCATGTCCTAAGACAGGCCCCGCCACTTTCTGTACCGTTCCGTTCCTTACGCAGGAGCGCCGCACACGAACTTCAACACGCCCGTGCGGTCGTTCGAGCACCCCAGAGGGTTCAGGAACAGGTCGCCACGCGTCTTGATCTTCCACATATGCTTGATGTCACCACCCACGCAGATCTCCTGGTAGGCGATGTCGTACACCACGTCCGGCAGGCTGTTGGAGTTGATGGTGTACCAACGCTGGGTTCCCCCGCCGTCGATGTTCACCACACGACCCTCAGGGCCGTAAGCAGCGTGACGCGCCTTCGTGGCCATCGCCACCGATCCGCCGTTCACCAGGAACAGCGCCTTCTCGGCAAGGATGGTGTCCAGGCGACGATCGAAGTACGGAACGCCCATGCTGCCCATCTTGGCCGCAGCAGATGCGCCGGTCGGGTCGGTCGTCTCCATGCCGATCTTCCACATGTACTGCTTGAGCAGCGTTCCGCTCAATAGGCGACCGCCCGGCAGCTTGTTCTGCCACAGCACCGTGTCGATGTAGCCGAAGATGTCGGGGTTCCACGCAGCGGCCGGGATGTAGGTGGCGTTGCCGCTCACCGTGTACTGGCCGGCGTAGCTGTTCACGCCCGCGCTGGCGTCGAGGAAGGCGATCGCTTTGGCGGCCCAGAACTCGTCCATCAGCTTCATCTTCTTGAGCAGCGCACGCGCCACCACCTCCTCTTGGCTCCACATGCTCGTGAGGAACATCTCCTCGGTCAAGGAGAAGCTCTTCTCGAAGCACTCGGTCAAACCGTAGTTCACACAGTTGTCGCCGATCGGGTCACCGTCGATGGCGCACTGGTCGGTGCAGTCCTCGGGGTCGGTGTCGTCGCAATCGTCGATCCAACTGACCTTCAGTTCGCGGTCCTTCTCGGGGTTCTCCAGCACCTCGAAGCGGGCCGTCTGGTTCTGGAGGATCAACAAGGCAGGCTCCACGTCAGGGACGTACTCCGCGTTGATGATGCTTTGGTCGGCCCAGATCTCCTGGACCTTGGCCTTGATCTCGAGCAGCTTTCCGCAGTCGAAATTCCCGGCAGTTGTAGTTGACATGGGTAAGGGGATTTAGGGTGAAACCTAGATCACCCCATTCCGCTTGGCCGCTTCTTTCAGTTCAGCCCACTTGGATAACCGCTCCTTCACGTCGGGCAGCTTCTCGATGTCTGCGAACAGCTTGGCGTACTCGGCCGGCGTCTTGGGGTCGAACGCCCCGTCGCCTTTGCCCTTTCCGCCGCCACCGACCTTGTTGGGGTCGTCCGCTCCGCTGCGATCATCACCATCGGAGAACTCGTACATCTTGCTGGCGAGATCCTTGATGTGCGTTTCAAACTTGATGGGGTGCCCGTGGGCATCTTCAAGCCGACCACTTCCATCGGCCTTCATCGGCACGATGTCCACGATCTCGCCATCCTTCTCAACCAGTTGGTACTTGCCGCTCTTCACGGCGTTCTCCAGCAGAGACAGTTGCGCGTTCGCGATCGCCTCGTTCTTCGGTAGGATGGGATTCATCCCCTTCAACGTTGCGACGGCCTTGGACAGAACAGTGCGTTGGTCGCGTTCTGCTTTGAACTCCGAGCGAACCCGCTCCTCTGCCTCTTTCACCTTCTCCTCGATCGTCTGGGGGATGGCCGCCGTATGCTTCTCGAGTTCGAGGTACATAGGGTGTGCCTTCACCTGCTCGTCCGTGAGACTGGTGGCGGATTGCAGCTTCAGGGCCACGATGGCCTTGACAAGCTCCTTTCCTTTGGCATCGGTCGACTTCACTTGGTATTCGTCCCTCAATTCCTTCTCCAACGCTTCCAGTGCCTCACGCTTCCCTTGCGAGTAGCGTTCGGTCTTGACCTTCTCAACATCGCCGCGCAACGTGGCCACGCGCTCGGCGTCTTGCTTGGTCAGGAATTCGATGGCGTCGTCCTTGAATGACCCGTCCGCTTCTTTGAGTGCGGCAACTCCCGTTTCGTCCAGTTTGTAAGTCGTGGACAGGACCCCTGTGAGAACTTCTTCAGCCGTCTTGGGCATGTTACTTCGTTTTGGTGGGTTGCTCTTTCGTCGCCGCTTCGACCTGGGCCTTCACGCCCTGGCGGATCTCGGCGGGGATCATGGTGCGGCCGCTGCCCACCACGCGCTCCTCAAGTACCTCGAAGCGGCTCATCATGCCCTTGGCGCGGATGGCTTGCAGCCCTACCTCGTCCACGACATAGCGGTTGCCCGTCTTGATGTTCTGGATGGTGATAGCCTTGGTGCTCATGCTGCGAGGGCTTTGGCCTTCATCTTCCAGCCGGGGACCTGTGCCTTTTTGGGGCTGAGGCTGGCCTTGTCGAGGGCTTCGTTGATGGCGTTGATGGACGCGGCGGCCAGTTCCTTGTAGGTCGTGATGCCGATGGCGTTGAGCAGTTCAGCGACCTTCGGGCCGATGCCTTCCACCTTGGTGAGGTCTTGGCCGGGGGCTGTCGGGGGCGCTGGGGCCGATTCAGCCTCCACGATGGCCTCAGCTACCAGGGAAGCCTCGACAACGGCAGCAGGGGCCGTTTCCGCCTCCACCTTCAACCCGCTCACCAGCGCGGCGTCCTGCACAGCCTTCGCCGCGTGCGCCTTGTTCTCCGCTTCGGTGATCTCGGGAGGAACGAACGTGGGTTGATCGCCCTTCACCACAACGCCGGGAGGTTTGGGGGCCGTGCGCGATACCAGGCGGAAGCCCTTGCGGACATCGCCCTGCTCAACGCTGTTTCTCATCAGGTCCCACGTTCTGGCGCTCACGCGCTTCTCGGAACCGTTGCGGATGTTTTGGATCAGTACGAACATGCTCAGGTGTTGATGGGGCGAATGTAGTCACGAAACATTCACCTGACAACATGGCGGCGTTCGGACCGTTCGCGTTCGCGTAGAACTTCAGACCTGAACTGCCTACCTGAGAAAGTCTATGACTGCTTAGACCAGAAGATCTTTCGAGGATGACCCCCCTTTCCCCCCAGAGTAGTTCTGAGTTGGGAAAGATGGCCTCCCCGGTGGTCTGTGCTGCTTGAGCCAGTTAGTCCCCCTGAGTGTGCCCCGGACGCCTACGCCCTACGTTTGCACGCACCCCGTGTTGATTCACGATGTCCGGTCTTTCCCTTCGAGGGCAGCCGCTTCGTGGAGGTGGTGGTGTGCTAGTATGGGTTGATCGGTAGTGCCCTCTGCCTTGCAAGGGCTTTTAACCGGGAGCTACCCGTCATGCGCAAGAACTCCGAACCTACGCATTCAATCGCCGCGACTGGGACACCGCTTATTTAGCCCCTATCACACACCACCATGTCCAAGAACGGCGAAGACCGGAGAACAGATTGCGCCTGTTTCCGGTCTTCAGTGTGGTTGGCAGCGTGCGGGCTACGCAACCGACGATCTTGAACCGAACACCGCGCAATGATGTTCGGCACAAACATACGAACGAATCCGATCCGCGCAACAACAAAACAGAAAGCCGCCCTCACGAGCGGCCTCCTGTCCTTGTCGGGAACTATGGCTTGGGAAGGTCCGGGCGCCTTCGGACAGCCTCTTCATAAGGAATATAAAGGAGCCGATGACGGCAAAACCATCTTCCCCGATCCTCCAATGGGTTGTAGTCCGTGATCACGCCGCTGTCCGCCTCAGCCTTCGTCCGGGGCAGCAGCGGGTCCCGCTCCCACGTCTTCGCCTCCTCCGTTGTGAAGACCTTGTTGTTCCGCTTCCGGCAGAAGCCGCGCGATGTTTCGATCAGGCCGCCCGAATAGATGAAGTACTTGAGATCCAGCCGCGCCGCGAACTCGTTGTTCGTGATGCTATCCGCCACTTGGTACGCATCCAGCACGAACCCGCCGATGTTCCGCTCCAGGATGCCAGCCGTCCGCGCCGTGCCTTGGATCTGCACGCGCAGTTGCCGCTCCAGCTTCTTCATCGGTATGCCAGCGGCCACAGCCTTCGCCACCAGCTTCTTGATCTCGTCGCGGGCGATCTCCGTCCGCTGCACTTGGCTCAGGTAGCCCTTGGGCCGCACCTTGCCCTTTGCGTCCAGCCCAAGGCGCTGTTGCAGCCGCTTTATCACGGCCTTCTTGATCGCGGCATACTCCCCGCGCTTCGGCTCGGCGATGCTCTGGTAGTACCGCGCGTTCATGGACAGAAGCTGCCCCGTGCCCTTGGCCGTCGCCCGTGCCACCTTGGCCAGCCCTACCTGCTCGATCTTGTCGAATATGGTATCAATGGCCTTGCCCGTGCTCACGAAGCCTTTGCGCGATGTTATGCGGCCCCCGTCCTCCTGCAACGAACGCTGCACCTCGGCCACCAGCCGCTTGAACAGCAGCTTCTCGATACCGGCAAGGTCCCGGAAGCGGGCCTTCTGCTCGGCGGATAGCAGCCTGTCGCTGGCCTGCGATAGCTTCAGGAGTTCGGCGTTGGTCATGCTGTGGCATCATTTCCGGGGCTGTCCGGCAGGTCGTCCGTTTCGTCGCCCGTGCTGGCGGCGTCATCCGTGCCCGCGTCCCCGTCGCCTTCGTCCGTTCCTTCCTCCGTGCCAAGGTCCATGCGCGGGTCGCCCGTAGCCCCCTGCTCCTCGATCGCATCGATCAGTTCAGCCACGATGCTGTCGATCATCTTCTGTTGCTCGGGCCTCGACATGCCGTAGAAGTCCACCGGCATACCTGCCTCGTCCATCTTCAGCCCGGCGCGTTCCTCGGCCTCTGCGAACACATACGCCATGTTCACCCACAGCACCTTGTTCTCCAATGTCGTCAAGTCCTGCGAGATCATTGTGGTGATCGTGCTCTCTGTCTTCCCGAGGAACGGATCGAATGACGCCATCACTTGCGCCTTCTTCAGTTCGCGCGGGTCGTCCGCATATATGTCCTGCAACACGCTGTCGTTCACCCCGGCAATGGACGAACTCGAAGCCCCGGCCGCCCGCAGCTTCTCCATCAGCGCGATCCGCTCGGAAAGCGTCTCGAAGCGCATGTTGCGCGGGAACTCATGCCGAACCTCCAGCTTCTTCATGCCTTCCACGCCGTTCGTGTAGCTGGCCAGCAGCTTGTACACCAGGATTCGGCTCTGGCTGTACCAGTCGGCACCCGGCTTGAGCGTATCGTACACGCTTTGCAGGTCGATCAGTTCGCCCGTGGCGGTATCGCCCGCCGATGGGTTACGGAATCGGTCGGAGTTGTAGACCGAACGGTAGCAGGATTCCTCCAGCTTCGTCACATACTTATCCTGCCATTCCAAAACCTCCACGGGCAGTTGCACGTAGTGCGTGATGTTCGCAAGGTCGAACGCCTCGGCCTTATCCTTGGGCATGCGCAGGGTGATGTGGTCCTGCCCGCTGGTGTGTACCTCCATGCCCGATCCGCCGCACGCCTTGCACTTGTTCTCCCCCCCGGCCTCCCATCCATCATTACAGTCCGTGTACCGCCCGTCCGGGTGCTTGTACCCCCGGCAAGGGTTCTCGAAGCTGATCTTTTGAAGGAAGGCATGCAGAGACGCGCTCAGGTCCAACTCGCTGCCCGACTTGATGCCCTTTAGCATGTACGGAACGGCCGCATGCCACAGGTTCACCATCGTCTCGCCCTTGGTCTCCTGGTCGGGCACGTATCCAAGCCGGAACGCCTGCACCATGCCGGTGCCGTGCTGGTAGAACACCACCTCGTACAACTCCTCCTGGCTCACGCGCATATAGTAAGATCCCTCGCGCGTCATCACCACGGCTCCGGTATCCACCAGCTTGCCCCCCTTGTCCATCAGCACGTCCTCCAGCGATGCGCTGACCGTTCGTGGGTCCACCTGCCGGAACACGATGTGGTGGTTGTCCGTGTACAGCCAGAACTGGTGGCCCTCCTTCGTCGTGGGCTTTACAGGCTCCTGAGCCTTGCCCCGTGCTGGCTTTGCAGGAGCAGCGCCCAACTCGTACTGAATCGTGCGATGCACCAACAGCCAGCGCAGGATGCCGTTGAAGTACTCAAAATTCCATGCGTCGGCACACGAGATGATCGACGGGTAGACCTCCTTCGGCTCAGTGCTCGTGCGCAGCACCAGGCAGAAGGCGTTGGGGTCGATGGCGCCTTGGTCGATCAGTACGCTGCTGAAGTAGTGGTCCACCGACTTCCCCGCGTAGAACGCCGCCGCCGCCTTCATCAGCTTCTGGTCGGCCTCCTTCTGGTCCGCTCCGAATGTGATGCTGTCCACGGTCGGCTTCACCTTGGGGATCTTCCTGGCCGGGGCGATCAGCGTGTTGGAGATTGCCGGGGTGATCAGTTGCGTCAGCCGCAGGCGCTGCTTGTGGGCCTCCTCGCTCTCGCGGATGTTGAACCGGGCGATCAGGTGCGCCGCGTTCTTTCCGGTGATCATGGGCCGGTAAAGGCGGTCGTTCAGGTCTACGACGTGGGCGTAGTGCTTGTGCTTGACCTTTCCGGTGACCAGTGGCCTGGCGATGCGTAGCGCGTCTGCGAGTTGCATGGGTGGGTGTTGTGGCGGTAAATGTAGCCACTTCCCTCCGTGCTACTCCCCCAGCATCTTAGCGGCGATCGGGTCGGCGCGGAGGGTTTCCCATGCCTTCCGCTGCTCCGGGTAGATGTCCGGGTCGCATGGGCACTTGTTGATGTAGTCCATCGCCAGCCTCAGGGCCTGCTCTGCCGGGATGGCGCGTTCAACTAAGGCGGCGGCGTAGCCCTCCTGCCTTGCCCCGACAACCGAATAAGCTAATGCAGCATCGGTGGTGTGCAGGTGCAGGTGATTTTCAAACAATGGCATCGGATACCGCTCTGCCGCCTGATCCTCGGCGCTGGTCGTGGGTCGTTCTGGTGTGTTCATGGTCAATTTGTAGTATTCGTTCGCGGCCTTCATCATGCCATCGCATCGCGGGTCGTGGTATGCGTCATCGTCATCCACCTCGCAGTACTTGTAGACCTCGGCAACGAGCGCCATGCCCGCTTTCTGCTCTGCTTCACTCATCCCCTCCAGCCTCATCCCGAACCGTAGCACGGCATCTTGGTCCTCGGGGCCAAGTTCGAGGCATTCTACGGCGGCTTCTATGATCTCTTGAATGTTCATGTTGTCGTTTGTTGGACGGGTATGTTATGTTAATGTGGTTTATTTCCTAGTTGGCCCCCATTCAATACCGCTCACCGATGTAAAGGAATCTCTTGCCAAAGTGGGGGGCATCAGGCTTTACGAACTGGTTGCCATTGAAGTCAACGTACTCCCAGCCCTTGCCAAGGTGAGCCTTATCAAGTTCCGGTTCCTCGAATTTAACATCGCCAAAGGACTGATACCCACCCGCCTCTTGCTGAACAGCCACCAGCACCTCCGCGTCATCCGGGAACTGTTCGAGCCACTTTCTGAAGTCTGCTACCGTTACCATGTGTCGTGCTTATTACCTGTTACCTAATGCCTGAAGAGAAAAGAACTGGGGCCAACTACAGCTTGTCGCAAGCCCGCCAAATGCGCGGGCCAGCGTCAAGCAATGTCCGTTGTGCCACATTCAAAGACCACGAACGAAAGGACTTGGACCAAGCTCTTGGCGCTCCAAATCGTACATCAGTTCTGGCCTTGTGCCAATAGCACCGCACTTCGTGCATTGCCAACGACTGCGGTGCGCGTTACCGGGTATCATGTCACCGTACAGGTTGCGCAGCCAATGGTCGTACCTGTGCTTGCACCACAGCCGCTGCCAAAGGCTTCTTGGCCTCAATGCCAACGGCCTTCCGTTGCAGATGTAGTCCCAGAGCTTTTGAGCCCATTGCCTTTCTTCTTCTGTCATCGTTCGTGTTGATTAAAAGAACGTGGCACAACCACCGCTTGCCTCAATGCGCCCCTCAACACCGGCCACCGCACGGGCGCACTGCGGCAAGCTCTGTACGTTGTACGCAAGCGAAATACAAAAGACGTTCGTGGTGTTGGTGGGGCTGATTGTCCGCAATTACGCCACTGTAATCTTTTACTCCCTGCGGCGGGCGATTACAGAGGGTTCAATCAGCACGGTTGGTCTATACAGCACAACAACCTGTTCCTTGGGTATCGCCGGAAATCCGCCGACGATTTTACGTTGTGCCTAAGATCTGGGCCACCCACCAACACCAAGAACTCAAAGAACGCCTGCATACAACTACGTGTTGTCGAAAGCCCCTACCCACAAAGCTAACGCACGGGCCTTCGTCAACACTTGTCCGTTCTCGGCAAGCCAATTACCACCGATCATCCTCGGGCGAGTTGTCAATGACCTTTTGGCCTGTGAGATCCACCCCGCAGCCTGGACACCATCGAATGATGCCATGGCCTTTACATGCCCTGCATTTTATCAAAGATCCCGGCGCGAAGTTGAATGGGTCAATGTCGCAAAGGTCTTCGGTGCCTTCAATGTCACCGCAGTCCTGGCACCTGTCACTGTGCAATGGAGTGTGTCCGCACTTCGGGCACTCCAAGTCGAAGTCTACTTCATAGTCTGCCATTTGCCTTTTGCTTTAGATCCAATGAAGGGGCCTGCCGAGAACATGCCAGTAACCGCAACGCACGGCTCTGGCTTGGTGTTATCGGTCATGGCTTGGTGGGGTTGGTCTTGTTCAGGAATACTCCTTGGTGATCTTCATGAATTGCGTTGAGGTAGATCTCGGCATTCCTTGCCTGTCGCCCCAAGGCCGTCTCATATGGCTTTGCGTTGTGGCGCTCCCTTTTCATGCAGAAGTCTATCAGCTTCTCCACTTCGCTCAGGAAGGTGCGCTCAAGGCTATCCGGTCGCTTTCCTACCCCCGCCTCCCACGCTAATCTGGCACGGCGCTTTAGCTCGTCTTCATACAGGGCAACTCGCTTCACTTCTGCCTCCAGCTCCGCCACCCGTGCCCGCAGTGCCTCTAGCTCATCCGATGGAGCAGGGGTGTCGCCAATGATGAGCGTGGCTGGTTGGTCACTGAGAATCTTCCGATACTCCAGCGCGAATGGGGTGCCTTTGTTGGACGGATCTGTGAATGCACTTGAACTCACCCATCCTTTGATGATCTTCATGTCAGTAGTCTTTAGTGGTCCAGTGAGTAACAGTGATCTTCTCCCCGTTGTCGAAGCTGCGCCAATGCCCGGCCTTGTCAACGTATGCCTTCGCAACAACGTGGTATGGATGCCCAACAGGAGGCGCGTCCGTCCGCCATACGCCGGGCCGCGAGTACCACAGCGCCGTGAGGATGAACAGCCCCCATCCGACCCAGGCGATCAAGCCCAGGTTGCGAACGGTTGAGCGATGCGTGTTGATGCCCGCAGCCTTACGCTGCTCGGCGAGATCCTTGGCCGCTTGGGCCGCTTTCAGAATGTGGGGGTTTGCCATGGTTGCTCCATTTGGTTTCAGTCACGGGGCAAATATAGCGAAACCTTTCGCAATTACAACAGCATGCCGGAAATTATCTACCGACCTTCCGCCGCTCCACGAACTCGCGGAACTGCTTGTCGAAGGCGCCAACCACGAGGTAGTAGTGCGCCTGAAGGCAGTGGCCGTACTTCTCGAAGCGTACCCGCGTCACGGGGTCCGTCGCGTACTGCTTCAGGATCGTCCCGTCCGCCGCCTCCTTGGTGTTGAGCATGTCCGATGCCGTGTGCGCCATGGACGGGTCGAACGTGACCCAGATGTCCAGCTTGCCAGCGAGGTAGGCGTTGCAGAAGTCCCGCACGACGGTATGCGCCGGGTTGCGCCGGATCACCCTGTCGCTGTGGTTGTGCAGCCATGGCCGCAGCACCTTCTGCACCAGGTCGAAGTTGTGAACGATGCCGTCGCGCTCCATGGGCGAACGGTTGGCGCCGGAACGGTCCCCGTAGAAGTACAGCCCGGCCGCGTGGTCCTTGTAGGCGCCTTCCTTCAGGTCGCGGGCCAGGTGATCACACAGCGCCTCGGTGTTGCTCCAGGGGTGGGCAAGGCATCGCTCTTTGAGGAAGTGTACGCGCCAACGCCCCTCGGGTTCCTGCCATATCTGAGCATCCAGCCCGGTCATGTACGGGGCCGTATTGAAGTCAACGGTGAAGTGCAGTGCCTTGGTCGGGTCGTACGGGATACGGATCAAGTGCTTGCGGCCCTCGAAGGCATGCAGGAACTCCCGGCCGGTCTTGCGCGTGGCGTTCCAGTCGCCATGCAGCAGGCGGGCGCGGTCGTAGTCGTCCGGGTTGCGCTCCAACTGCTGCGTGTAGCTGGCAACGTGCGCCTTGTCCGGGTTGTCGTCCAGCAGGACCAGCACCTTCGCTTGGTGCGGCTGTAGGTCCACGGCCTTTCCTTCCCTGTCCACCACGTACCTGTACTTGGTCCAGTAGTCGCCGGGGTTGCCCGTCACGATCAGCTTGGGCACCAGCCCACGCGTCCATACGCCGCACCTGTAGCACTCCCATTGGATCGGCCGCCCGTTGTCGTCGCAGTCCACCGCCTTGGACTTAGCCGCCATCCCTTCAGCGCAGCACGCATGGCAGAACTCCGTTGTCCGGTAGCGCAGGCGTCCGGCCAGGGCATCCACGGCCCGCTCCTCTATGCCGTCGCCCTCATCAACGCATGCCCGCGTATACGCACGACCGCCCAGCCTGGAGTAGTTCGGGTCCCTCGGATCGAATTGCAGGTAATCGAAGTAGGTGACCGACCCGTTCGCCCATTCCACCAGCTTCTTGCTCTCCTTGTAGATGTAGTCCGTACCATCCCGAAGCCCGCTCTTTGCGATCACCTCGAAGAACGTGACCATGGTGGACTTCCGAAGGTTCTCCGCCGTATCCCGGAACATGCCGCCGACCGTGCCGGGGTACTTCAGCGCCTGTGTGACTTCAAACAGGCCGAGGAAGAACGTCTTGCCCGGACCTGCCGATCCGCCGAAGAAGAGTTCCGTGTGCGTCTGGTCGTGGGCTATGTGCCAGGCGTCCGACGCCCCTTGGCCCAGCGGCTTGATGCCCGACACGAAGGCGTCCGGCTCCTCATTGCCCATCTTGGCTTGGCGGGCGGACCACCACGTTGATCACGGGAGCGGGGGCGTTGAGGCTGCCCGTCAGGTCGTGCTGCTGCTTCACCTTGCCCCATCCGCGTTCGAGGAGGACTTCAGCGGCCCTCACGTCTCCCTTCTTTGCCTTGGTAAGCAGGGCGTTGATGATCGCCTGTGCTTCGCTGACGCCTTTCTTCTCAGTGCCCAGCACTTCGGCCAACAGCTTGTCGAGTTCCGGCAGCTTCTTTGGCCTTCCAGCGGGGTTGCCGGACACGCCTTTTGGGATGCGCCTGAGCGTTCCTCCATTCCTTCCTGGCATCGGTTCGCGTTCCACGTTGCTGCTACGTTGTTTGTCCGTAGGTGATAGCCGGGTCGTCTGTGATGCTCAACTGCTGCACCTGCACGTCCTTGAAGGCGATGTCCATGAGCCAGTTGAAGACCCGCATGTTCCCCTCCATCAGTCCGGGCAGCAATGGCCCCTGTCCGCTGTGCTCGTTGAACAGGTTGAAGGCCAGCATCTGCTGTGCCCTGTCAGCCCATGTCACGAAGCCGGTGTAGTTCAGGCGGCTGGTAGCCATGCGTGCCGTCTTGAGGATCATCATGGCCTTGCCTGTCACTTCGTCGGCGATGTAGGATGCGGGGATGCTCATTCCTTTTCCGTTGGCTTGGTTCGTTGGTCCTCGAAGAAGTCCTTCAGGATCCGCTGGTATCGCTTGCGCTGGACGTTCAACTTGAAGCCCGAGACGCCGTAGTCCTTGGCGAACATGGCGAGGGCTTTTTCCACCGGCACGCTGGGGAGCGCACGCTTAATGCCTTGCACGTACCCGAACATCACCTTGTCGGAGGTGTCGAGCCTTTGGAACGCTGTAAGCCGGTCGGTGGCGTGCGGCACTACTTGGGCTTGGTGGAGGGCTTGCGGCGGTCGATGATGAAGTGAACCGGGCGGATGCGGAGTTCGCGCATCTTGGTACGCTCAAGGATCGTCCCTTGTTGCAGGATGATGTCCCACCGGCTTCCGTAGTGCGCTGCCAGCACCCGAGCAGCCCCACGCTTTGCGCTGCGCATGGTCACGTACCGCTCCTTCTTCGTCTCGTCATAGGCAGGGCCGGGGCGGTCGATGGTGAAGCTCCATGGCTGCGTCTTGTGCTTGCCTTCCTTCAGGAGTACGGTGATCGGCTTCAGCTTGCTCATGCGTCAGGGTTTTGTTCAGGGGATGTACACGCTCCACAGCCAGCGGAGCACAAGATAGATCGGCTTCCCGATAACGACCAACAGCAGCCCGCCGAACATACCGGCAGCGGCCAGGAACATCGCCGTCTGCATGCCGCCCATCGCGGCCTTGCCGATCATCCCGGCCAGCTTCTTCACGTAGGTCATACGCGCACCGGGTTGGCTTGCAGGTCCAGCGGCTTGTGCTTCAGTTCGTTCCATGGCAGGTCTTGTAGGTCGATGGGTTTGCTATCCTGGTACCACTCCGGGTGTTTCGCAAAGCTACGCATCGCGGCGTCTGAGTAGATCACGTCCGCCACGTAGCCTATCCGGTAGGCCAGCGAACCCATCGGCCCGGCGCCACGGTTGTAGCCGTAGAAGCCAGCGTGGTACGCCTTGCCGGTGTAGCTGTAGCCGATGGGCAGTTGCTCTCCCTGCTGCCATTGGATGCGGCGGATCAACCCGTCCTGCTCTGCGAAGGCACGTCCGATCGGACAGCCAGGGAAGTGCCTCGCGCAGTATTCCACGGGGTTCACGAAGTACTTGGGCTGGATGTGCGGCTGCACGAACTGGTTGAACACGGCCTTGTGGAAGCATACGCCCAAGGAGCAGTAGTCCAAGGTGCTCAGGTAGTACTCATCGTGGCGGCCTTCCTGTTCAACGGCCCGGTTGGGGTTGCGCACGCCGATGGAGCAGAATAGTGGGCGCGGTCCTGCGTGCATGTGTGCGTGCCATCGGAAGAAGTCGCGGGCGATCAGCACGTCCTCCTCGATCATGTAGATGCGGCCAGATGCGCTTGGGCGCGATGCCGCCAGTTGGTAACCCGTCAGCACGGAATACGACTGCTTGGCGATCAGGTAGTGGCTCCTGGGAGTGACGGCGACTTCGTGGCTGAACGGAAAGCCATTGATCACTTCATGCAGTTCGGGGCTGTGGCCCTGGTCGAACCGGAATATGTAGTGCATGCGGTCGGCAAAGGCGGCCAGCTTGATGTTCTCCAGGCAGTGCCAAAGCATCTCAGGCCGTCGCCAAGCTGGGATCAGTACGATCGCCTCTGGCTGCTTTTGCAGCAGGTCAACGCACGCCATCAGGGGCGAAGCCTTGCGGCCGGGGTATAGGTCACAGGATAGCGGCCAGAGGCGCTGAAGTGGAAGGTCGGGGATACGTTCCAGCGTTCGATCAGCCTGTAGCCGATCAGCCCCAGCGTCCGCGTCATTTCCGCCAAAACGTACTCGTCCCAGATCTCGATGAACAGTTCGGGCTTGTGCTTGGTGATCGTGCCCCATGCGCCCGCGACGGCCTCGGGCTCCATGCCTTCAACGTCCAGCTTGATCAGGCGGACATCCATGTTCGGCATTTGCTCCACTTGGCTGTCAATGGTCAGGATCAGGATCTCGCCTTCCTTGTCGGGCCGCATTTCCCACTGGCAGTTCTTTCCCGTGCCACCGAGTTCGGCGGATACATTCTGCTCCCTGTCGCCTACGCCAGCCCTGACCGTCTGGACGTTTGTACTCTCAGCGCCCATCACATTCTTCCACAGCAGTATGTGGTTGCACGGCATCGGCTCGAACGCCAGCACCTTATCCGCCCACAGACTGAACGCAAGCGAATGGTTCCCCACGTTCGCCCCTGCGTCGATCCACAGACCGCCCCGAGGGATGTTCTTCTCGATCCAGTCCAGCATGTGCCACTCGCACAGGTCGCCCTGCTTGTATGTGGTCTCCATGATCTCGTCGTCCACCAGGATGTGGAAGTCGTGCCCGTATCGGCGGATGTGGTAGCTGCGTGGGTTGCTCATGATGGAACCGTTATGAGGCGACCGCTTGCACGGATTGCAAATGATATGGTATCGCCGTCCGCTGGATTCTTGCCCGTGCCATCGCATCGGTCGCAATCCTTGCGGCCGGTCTCGTTCATTTCGGGATAGTAGTCGTCCGGGTCAACCCCCTCCATCTCTAGCTCGTATGCCGCTTCGTCTGCGGGTGTGGCGTAGGTCACGAAGCCGAAGCCTCCGCACTTGGCGCACATATCTTTCTTGACGTGCATCGAAACATCGTACGCAAGACCGGTCTTTTCGCTGGTGATGGTCTGGTTGCTCATGTGCTTCGGATTATTGCCACGATCGAGATGATTATGGACGCTACCTGAATGGCCGTTATCAACAGGAATAGCCGTACGCTTTGGGCGAATGACTTGCGGCGCTCCTCAGCGGCAGCGGTATAGATTTCGTATGGGGTTGGGTTGCTCATTGCCATTCGTTGAAGCGGTAGCCGCGTGTGTCGCCCCCGCTGTGATCGTTGCCCAAGGTACTGTGTTCCACGCCAACGTGGTCCGCAAGGCTCGGAAGATGGAAGAACAGCGGGATGCGTGCCGTCTTCAGAGCGTGGAACAGCAGCGCGTCCGGCTTGGTGTTCATCGTGGGCGCTACCCGAAGCGTCTCGCGCATGTAGTAGGCGATCTTTCCGCACAACCCGGCAGGCAGCACAACGCTTCCGCCCCACAGGTGCTCATGCGGATCAACATGCAGCCAGCCGTCGCCGTCCCGCTGGTCGTGTGGGATGTTCTGCTCGATCGTCCACAGGCTGAACGCCGCGACGGGGTATCGCGCCATCGCCTCCTCGGTTATCGGCAGCATCCTTTCAGCGAACACGAGGTCGTCGTCAACGATGCAGACATACTCGCCGCTCGGCCTGCCCATGCCAAGTTGGTCAATGGCCAGCAGCAGATTTCGCCCGGCGCCCAGCACGCCGTCATCCGGGAATACGGTTACCGATCCGACGCCGCAGCGGTGAAGCGAGGCAATGGTTCCGGGTAGCGTGTGCTGTGCCCGCTGCGTGGCGTGGAGTATGCCGAAGTGGATCATCGAAGTGCTTTGATCAGGTTGTTCGTGAAGGACAGGTCGTCCGCATGGTACGCACGCCGCGCCCGTTCGCCGATGGTCGCCAGCGTCTCCGGCGAAGCGTTCATCGCCATCTCAATGCACGCCGCAAGGCTCACAACATCAACGTGCTTGTGCTGCGCCAGGTTCTGCGTTGTGATCCGCGCCGCAGTTGCCCCGAAGCCCGTGGAAGCGTCCACAAGGTCCGTCATGGGTTCAGCCGCCGTAGTGATCACCACAGCCCCCACGGATCGCGCCTCGTTGATGTAGTGGCCGAAGCCCTCATAACTCGACGGGCAAAGGTGGATGGCGTGCGCGTTCATCAGTTCGGTCAGTTCCGCCTCGGTGACCGTATCCATCAGGTCTACGTTCGCGGGTATCTCCCCCCATGGCTTCCGGGCGATCATGGTCAGCCTGTACTCGGGCAGCATCCGCATGGCCGCCAGCACTTCAGCCGTGCCCTTCGCGCTCGACCCGCCCGCCACATGCAGCAGGGCCTTTCGCCGCTGAACGCTCGGGCTATGCCGGTCCTTCGATGTCCAGCCCATACGCACCACGTGCCCGTGCAGCCCCTTGAAGATCCGCATGCAGTCGCCCGTCTTAGCCCATACGGTAGTCAGCCCCTTGACGTGCGGCAGCCATTCGCGCATGAACCACTCCGGGTTGGGGACCATGATGTTGCTCCGGGCCTCGGGATAGAAAGCCGGGTTCAGCAGTTCCAGGAAGATGTTGTGGTCGTAATGGCCCTTGGGCGTTCCCTTGCTTCGGTCCTGCCAGTCGGTGAAGTCCACGTGCATTTCGTGGCCCGCGATCCCCACCAACGCCGACCGCAGTACCTCCACGTCGTGCGACAGGCCTAGGCCGTTGTGCTTGGTGATTATCTGGATGCGCATCAGTTCAATTCTTCGGATGAACGATGAACAATCACGCCGTCGATCTCGGAAGGGCCGCAATGGCAGACCCGAACGCCGTCCGTGATGTGGCGCTTGTGCTTGGCAATGAACTCGATCTCATGGGCGAGCACTTCCCCATCCTCTCCGGTATCATCCCACTTCACAGCGTACTCCACCGTGCCCTCGATCCACTGCCTACGCTGTCCCTTTTCGATTGGCGTCACCTTGTCGTATTCGCCGAAAGGCCCGTCCGTGACGTAGCCCGTGCGCTGCGTTGGCACATGGACAAACCCCATCGTTCCTTCAAGTAGGCTCATGGTCAGATGTCGTATAGCCGAGGAATGTGGCAGACAAGGTAGCGCCCGCCTTCAATGTGAACAGGTGCGCCCGTGTTCAGCAGCGCCTTGTAGAACACGCGGTCATGATCGTAGCCCATGTCCGGCCAGCGGTACTCCGGCTCCGGCCAGTAGATGCCCGGCTGGTGGACCAAGTTGCTCGTGCCGATGCCGTTCTCCCGCGTAGGGGCCGCAACGCGCTCCACGAAGTCCTTGCGCCCGTCGTCCCAGACCCAATCGTTGCACACGGCCCATGGCGGATTACCGGCAGCATGCAGACCCGCCTCGATGCTGGTGAGGTGGTCCGGGGCCAGCATGTCGTCCGTATCGAGGTACACGATACGCTCCCCTTTCGCAAGGAAGATGCCCGAGTTGCGGACCTTGCCGCTCCACAGCCGCTGCTTGCCGATCCAAAGGAACCGTATCCGCTGGTCCGTGTACCGCTGCTGCTGCTCCCACGTCTGATCGCAGCCGTCCGCCACGATCAGCAGTTCCCACGATGGGCTGTCCTGGTCCATGACGCTCTGAACGGCCCGGTGGAACTTGGCGACGCGATCCGTAGCGCAGCGGCCGTAGTTGCCGCTGTACTCGCCCAAGTAGGACGCCATCACGATGCTGAACTTAGGGACGCTCACCGGATCAAATGTAGCGCTGTGACGGTTACGAAGGCCGCAAGCTCCACGATGTAGGCTGCAACGCCAGCATCATGAACAGCCTCCGCGTATTGGTCGTCGAGGTCGTAGCCGGTATGCTGCGCCCGCATGAACGCACGCCAGTTGCTCCAAGTCCATTCGCCGTGAGGCTTCCATCCCCATGCGCCGCTGACAAGGAGAAAGGCGTAGTCGTACCAATTCGACGGGCTTACATACCGCCAATCCAGCCCCCGCCACTTGTTCAGCGCGAAGCGGAACACGGCGCTGAACAGACCCCACAGGCCGAGCACCATCCACGGCAGCTTGAACAGGAGCGCCGCAAGGCAGACCAGCGCAGCACGCACCAGCCAGCGGGGGATGTGCATGATGGCGTAGCCCCCGGCGATGCGGGTCTTGTCGTACCATGCGCTCAGGATGGCGATGGCGATGGTGATGGCGATCAGTGGTGTCATGGCTCAGGTTTCGACGAATGTACCGGAAACAGCGAAGCCCCAATGAAGGGGCCTCGCGCGGTGCCAGGTGAGCAACCCTGCGAAACTCGTGACTGAAACGCGGGCACCGGAGGCGCAAATATAGGCGCAAGCGTTCATCGTGCAAGTGCTGATTTACGCGGCATCGGTCTAGCGTCCATCGGTACGCCAGTCAGTATCCGCCCCTGGCTGTGAATGTGCCAGCCGCCTTCGTTGCTCAACTCCAAGTCCTCCACCTTCCCGAACTGCCGGAGGTTGCCGCCCATGTCGATGATCATGGTGTGGTCCTTGTCCGGGTGCGGACGAATGCCCCTGCCCACGATCTGATACCACAGCGCAAGGCTCATCGTCGGGCGGGCCATCACTACGGCCTCCAGTTCAGGATAGTCGAATCCGGTGGTCAAGATCCCGACGTTGCACACCACCTTGATCCATCCGTCGCGGAAGCCGCGAAGCACGCGCTCCCGTTCCTTGCTCGGCGTCTCGGCAGTAACGATGGCCGCGCCGGGGATCATGGCCGCCACGAACCGCGCCTCCTCCGTGAAGCGCGTGAACACCAGCACATTCTTTCGCCCGATCTCCAGCAGTCGCTTCACGACCGACACGACCTTGCCGTTGAAGTTCGCCAGCTTGTACTGCTCCCGGACGCTCCGGTCGGTGTAGTCCGCGCCAGTGCTGTTGCGCTGCAAGGCGTTCCGGTTGATCACGTTCACCTCGTGGTAGACCAGCTTCGCCAGGTAGCCAGCCTCGAACAGTTCGCGGTTCTGGACGTGGTACACGATCTCGTCGAACACGCGCGGCCGGGTCCGGGTCAGCATCTTCAACTCCGAGTACGTCTCGTAGGTCACCGGGTTGCTGCCCTGTGAAAGGCGATAAGGCGTGGCTGTAAGGCCAAGGACCGGGACGTTCATGTGCTCCAATACCTCCGCATACATCGGCAGCTTCTCCCCGACCACTCGGCTGTGCTTGTCGCGGATCAGGTTGGCCTTGGCCGAAACGAGGTGGCATTCGTCCACGAGCACGTACTTGAACCGCTCCAGCAGGTGCTTCTTCCGCACTACGCTCCCGATCGTGGCGAAGGTCACGTCCCGAAGGTTCTTTTCACCAGCCGATGCGCTGTAGACCCCGCAGCCGTACCCGTAGCTGCGGTATTTAGCCGCGTTCTGCTCCAGGATCTCCTTGGACGGCTGGAACACGAGCGTAGGTGCGCCGAGTGCTTTGACTATGCCCGCGATCACCAAGCTCTTGCCGCTGTTGTGGTGAACGGTGAAGTCTTCCGTCAGGTACAGGTGATCTCCGTCGAGCGTGAATCCGTAGAATTCATCCTCCTCCATTTCTTCAACCATGAAGCCGTAGTACTTGGTTCCATTCTTCGTGTTCATCAGGAAGGCTCGACCAGCCCAGTGTGCAGCGTCTTTGATCCATTCGCGCACCTTCATATGGCACTCGCCTCCGTAATCGCCCCACAGGGCCAGCACGTGGTCGCCGTTTACAATGAACGGAGGTGGGCATTCTTCTTCGTTGGGATTGCGGGGGGTGATCCGATACATGGTATCGCGCCCTACGCAAAGGTTGAGCACGGTTCGCGGCTCAATTCCCCAAGGGCTGCGCAGCATGTCGCCGTCCTCTATGTCCTCAACCGCCTTGGTGGTCATGTCTGCCATCAGTATGCGCGTGCCCTTGGCGTGGCATCCGGTCGGAAGCATCACCAGCCCGTTCTTCCCGCGCGTAGTGCGCAGGAATTCCACGGACCTGTCAACGGCCTCCTGCTGGTATGGGCGTAGCGTGAACGACATCAGAACAGACCGGCTTGCTTTGGGTTCGTGCCGTCATGGTCCGCCAGCGCATCGGACGCCGCCTTGTCGAAGTAGGCCTCCAACTGCTTGGACTTCTGCAGGCGGAAGTTGCCCTTGTTGGCGAAGTAGTCCTTCTGCGCCTTTCGCATCGCTACGCCTTGGCGGATGATCTCCCGCAGCCGTTCTATCTCGGCGGCCTGGGTGTGGAGGAAGTCGGTCGTGCTCATGGTTTCCGTGTTGCGCGAAGTGTTACGCCGTCAAACTCATTGTATGGTCCGATCTCGATGTCAACATCCACCTCGGTCAGCCCAGAAGCCTTAGCTCGGTCAATGAAGTCCTGCAACTTCTCGATGGTCAGGTTGTAGGTTCCGACTTCCAATTCAACGTATGTGTCCTTCTTGGTGATCATTGTTTCAGTCTTTAATTGATTGGCACTCGGTGATGTCGTAACGCTTTTCAACGGTTGGTGTCTTAATCACCAGCGCCAGATTTGTTCCGTAGTACCCGTTGTTCCATCCATGTGCGGGTACTCGTACAACGTGCCCATGAACAGGAATCAACTCAATTCCATATCCCTCAACTTTTCGGAAGAACACATCGCCAGACAGGTCGAACTCCAGGCCATCGAAGTCATCAACCTTGACATCGGAAAGTGTAAGCGAATGTCTTTCGCAACAGTCTTGATCGTGGAAGGACGAAAGGGTTGACCCATCATCGAACACAATCTCCTCGCTGGTCACTTTTACTACTTTTCTATTGGTGATCATCGTTTCAGTCTTTGCGCCCTCAGCCAGTCAAGCCAGGCGGGCAAGGTTAGTTCTTCAGGTCGTTCGATCGTGCCCGTGCGCGGCCTCCGTAGCGGGCCAACGCGCCTCCGGTAGTCTGCTGCCCGCTGCGCCTCGCTGGCGAAGCAGTAGCGGCCAAGCCGGATCAGGACCGGCGCTTCCTCGGGGCGCATCGGCGGCGCTCGTTTACGAATGCGCGGTCGTCCTTCGGCTCGGGGCCGATCAGCCAGCACTCCCGTTCGCGCGGGTTGAAGCAGTGGGCGGGGTAAGTGTGCGCCATGGTTAGAGATACTCGTTTTCGACAATTCCACGGATGGAATGTATCGTGGACCGCATACATGAAAGGAACTCTTCCCGCGTCACCTCATCTTTCCCCATTACCTCCTTCACCACCTGCGAGGCGTCTGCAAATTCCCAACTTGCCACCATGTTCGGGGAAGCGACAACCTCTCGGTACCTGCCTGGCTTTCCCTCCGTGGCCGGGAGGTATGCCTGAACCTTGTCCCCATTCCTGAAATAGATGGGCAGCGTAATGGCTGCGCCTTGTGCGATTTCGATGCGCTCGGTTTTCATGTTGATCAGAGATTAAGGTCTGCCTTGAGTTCGTCCAGTTCGGCGCACGGAGCGTTCCCGGTGGCCAGTTCCAACATCCGCTGGTGGATGTCCATCAGCTTGTCGATGGCCGTGCCGACCTCGGTCAGCGCCTTCCAATACTGCACCTCGGCCACCAGCCGCAGCGCCTCGCTGTCCGGGTACGCCAGTCGGATGGTTTCCTCGATGCCCTGGTGGAGGTAGTTCAGGCCGTCCACCGTCTTCTGTGTGATCGCTTGCTTCATGGGTTGCTCAATTTTGAAGTCGGTCCAGCCCGCGCCCTTGCAACTTAAATGACTATGGGGGCGCGGGTCTGGCCGATGGGTTGGTTCAGTCTTCATCGCTATCACTCCAGATCCACGGAGAATACAGGCTTGTCTTGTCCTGCATATTTGCAAGGAATACAGATTGTCTCTGGGTGGACGGGTATAGCGGCATGTACTTCCGAACAAGGGCCTTGAACTCTTCTGAAAAACGCTGAACCACTTGGTGGTCTTCATCCGTAAAGTAATCTTGTTGCTCGCCGCTCATTGTGATGATGGTTAGAACATTTTACCTACCAAATCCCCATTCTCATCAAAGACATTGATGTAGGAGAATCCGGTGCCGTCAGGACAGTGAACGGCAACGTACTTCCATCCGCAATCATCGCCAGCCTCAGCACTGGCTGCTGCAACTTCTGCGTCAGATGGGTTCTTGTAATACTTGGGAATAATGCGAATGGTTGCGTTCATGTCGTTGTTCGTTTCAGTCACGGAACAAACCTAACGCATCCTTTCCGAATTGCAACACTTGACTTTGTAGAAAGATTTTCGTATGGGCCACGTCCCTCAACGGGCCAAAGTCCGGTCGCCAGCCTGAACCGGATCGGGGATGTTCAGACCGAACACTTCCATGCCCCACGCCCGGATCGCCTCGATGTATTCGGTCATCTCGCCCGTGGTCAGCTTCGCCGTGGACTTCACCACCTCCATGTACTCGCCCGTCTCCGGGTTGATAAGCACCGCCTCGCGCAGGAACCGGGCGGCAAGCATCTCGTGGACCTGCTGGTCCGTGATCGGCCCTCCATGCGGCCCGTTGACGCCTCGCGCCCGCATCTCCAGCACCAGCATGGCGATCACCACGCCGAAGTAGTAATTACGCTGGGGTCCGCTGGTATAGTTCCGCTTCTTGCGTATACAGACCTCTACTTGGCAGTCATTGAGTTCGCGCATAAGGTCCAGCACTGCCTTGGTCACGAATCGCCCATCGACAATGCGGTCAGCGTAAAACACATCCGTCTTCTTTGCCATGTTTGCTCGCCGTACTAAGGGGGCGGCTACCTCACCGCCCCCATTGCATCACTTCGCCTCGCCCAGCAGCTTGTCGCCGTCGCCCATGTCCACCACGCCATCGGCGTCCGTGAAGTTGAGCGCCGTCTGTGCCGGTGGTGCGACCTTGCCTTCCAAGTATGCCCATGCCTCGGCTTCGATCTGCGCGATGTGGCCGTCCAGTTGCGCATTGAATTTGTAGTTCTCCTGCGGGCTTCCCAGCTTGATCGCCGGAGCCAGTGCGTTGAAAACACGGCCACTTGTCAGTTTTCTTGTCCCATGGATCTGCACACCGACAGGGCTTGGCTCTTCGTCGCTTTTAGGATCCGACACGCCGCCGCTAAGGATCACGCTTCCCACATGCACCTTATCCGATCCCTTCAGGCTACCGTCGAACGGGTGGTTCCCCTTGGGGTCGGCACCGAGTTCGCAGATGATGCACCAATGCTCCCGCAGCACGCGCATGGCCGCCAAGAAGTCCTCGGTCACGCCAGCGTCACTGGTGCGCTCGTCGTGGTGGTGAATGTATCGCGCATTCGGCTCGTCGTAGAACACGTCCAGCCATTTCACAGTGGCACCTCCTCCACTGTTGAGTTTCACTTTGCGCAACAGGCGCTCTTTCCGTTGTAGTCCTTCCATCGTCTTGAGTTGTTTATTGGGCCAAGTGAATGTTCATCGACGCCGCCTGTGCCCGTTTGCGTGCGTCGGTGAGGTCTGTGCCGAGGGATTGCTTTTCGTGGTCGCAAAGGGGCAAGCCAGGGTGCCCGGCTTTCGCCACACGCCAGCGGCCATCCTTCCAAGCCTCAAGGCTGTACCCGTTCCAGTCACAGCGTAAAGATACGGCCGTGGAGGGTTGCCAGCGGAAGGCGGGCATGTCGCGCTGGGGCCTCATTTGGCGATCTCGCGTTGGCAGTGCTTGCATTGCACGGATGTCGGCAGGGTCAGGAACGCCTCCGCGTTGACCGTCCGGGACAGGATGCTCAGGTCCGTGCCGTGTCCGCTGCGGATCGGGCAAGCCTTCGCGCCGCTCCAGTGTGCAGATCGCCAGCTTACGGGCTTGGGTTCGTCGCCGTGCGTGATGCGAAGGCTGAACTTACGCACGAATGATAGCCGGTCGAACTCCGGGGCGTTGCAGCCCATGGCGTGGATCGTGTCGCACAGGCGCTGGCGCTCGGGTATCCATTCGCCAGAGGCGTTGTGGCAGTTGCTGTGTCGGATCATGGCGCGATCACCAGCCTAGGTTTCGTGCTCATGCGCTCGAAGTAATCCCGCACAAGGCTCGACAGCTTCAGGTTCAACTCCGGCTCTCCCACCGGGATCCGGAAGCTGAAGGCCTCGGGGTCCGCGTGCATCTTCGTGGTCATCTGGATCGTGATCACCGGAGGGTCCGCAGCTACGTCCCGGTCGGCGCATCCGATGTGCAGGTAGATGCCGTGCTCGATGCACAGGCGCGAAAGGTCGACGAGGCTGTAACCCGGCCGGGGGAGTTCTACTTTGATCATGGGTGTTGGGGTGGATTTGGGTTGCTCTGTACTCGTGGGGTATTGGCAGCGATAGCCGCCTTGATGAATTGCGCGGTGACCTCCAAGTTCAGGTGCTTGGGCTGAACGCGGATCAGCAGCCATCCCATGGCGGCCGCGTAGTTCGCCTTCTCGTGGTCCTTGGCGATGCCAGCGCCGCGGCCGTGCTTGCCGCCCGTGAAGATCCCGCCATCGACCTCCAAGGCCACGCGGTACTGCGGCCAGGCGTAGTCGAAGCGCCACTTGCGTACAGCGTGGAAGCGATGCTCCGTAACCGGCTCAGGTATGCCGCGCACCTTGCACGCAGCGAAGAAGACGTGGTTCGGCTTGCTCATCGTCCGAACAGGGTCTTGCGAACGTTCACCAGCTTCTCGGGCACGATGTTGTTGATGTGGGCATGATGCGCCCGGCACCACTCCACTACGCGATCGTCATTCGCGTGCGGGTTCTCGATCAGGAACTGCTCGGCTACTTCGCAGCTTTGGATCATGGCCTTGTAGTCGGTGCGCTTGCTCCAGCCGTTCGCGATCATGCGGCGGCGGTTGCGGACGTGGATATCCAGGGTTTGTCGGGTTGTGATCATGGGTTGCTCGTTGTGTGATTCCATCCAAGGTTCCAAAGCTGCCAGTCGTGGCTCCCGTACTCGTATGGGTTCGGCAGGCTGTCAAATACCTCGACATTCGGGTTGGCGTTGTAGGTCTTTCCTGCCGATACGCCTTCAAGGTATGCGGCGGACGCGAAGTCTTCGGTGATCATGGCACGATGCGTTTGAACGTCACCACCCATACCCAAGGATTCGCATCCCAGCTTCCGGGGCCGTTGATGGATTCCCAGAGGTCGGCATATTGCTCCTTCGGGTTCTGCCACGCTCCGGTGCCTGGGTCGCGGTCACTAACCCCTTCGGCCACCGCATCCTCCAAGCTGCAATCATTCAACCGCTCCACCCTGACGCTCTCCACCTCCAAGGTGATACGGCTGGCGGCCCTTGGCATGTGAATGGAAGGCTTCCATCGCCAGCCTTCATCTTCACGCTCCCACGCCTGACCGTTTTCGCTTGCGCGGTATACATACCCCTCGTGGCCCTTCTCCGCATCAAACCATGCCCATGTCTCGCGCACCCACAGGCGGTCACCGGGCTTTCCGTATGGCGACTTGATCGATCCAAGTTCGCCGTTGCCGTTCTCAAATACGGCGGCAAGGCTTCCGCATTTAAGGATCTGCATCCTTACGAACACAGCCAATCGGTCGGCGTTCACCTTGTCCAGCCCACGTGTTCGGCGGGTCTGAGTCTTTCGGTCGTCAAGGGTAGCCATGACCATTTCGCCTTGGAATAGTAGTGGTCGTTCTTTCATCGGGTTGCTCGTGTTTAGAATGGTAGTGGTTCGTCGTTTGTATTGCTCTCTGTTTTCGGCGGCGGCTGGCTGAACAGGTCATCTTCACGGAAGGCCGTGCAGGGTCCGTCGAAGCGAAGCCGCGCCAAGCCCAAAGGCCCGTTGCTGTTCTTCGCAATGATCAGGTCAGCACGGCCTGCCGTTGGGCCTTCGTCGTCGCTGTGGATCGCGTAGTACTCCGGCCGGTGCGCGAAGATCACCACCTGCGCGTTCTGCTCGGCGCTTCCGCTGTCCCGTAGGTCAGTCAGTTCCGGCTTCATGCCGCTGTCCTTGCGCTTGGTAACGTCCCGGCTCAACTGGTGCAGCAGGATGATCGGCATATTAAACTCGACCGCCATCTTCTTGCATGCCATGGTCACCGCCGATACGTGGTCCTCCTTCTTCGGCGCCTGCACCCACGTCAACTGGTCGATGTATGCCGCCGTGATGCCATATCGCCGTTTCATGCGCCCGATCTCGCTGCGCAGTTCCCCGATGCTCAGGCCCGTGGCGAAGTTCGTGTAGAGCGGCATCTTGGAGTACGTGGCGTGGTGCTCGTGCAGCTTCTTGAGTTGATCCGGGCTGTACTTGTTCGCCAGGATGATCGTGACCGGGATGCCCGTGCCGATGCTGATCAGCCTGGCGTTGGTCTTCACTTCGCCCAACTCAAGGCTGAACAAGGCGGTCGGGTTGCCCTGCGCGGCGGCGTGGTACATCCCAGAGAACGCCGCGCTGGTCTTCCCCATCGCCGGACGCCCCGCAATGATGATCAGATCGCCGTAGCTGTACCCGCCGTTCAGCGCCTTGTCCAGCCGTTCAAATCCGGTGGTGCGCGTCGTCACGGCCGGACTGTCCATCGCCGCCATCTGCTCGGCTGCTACGTCCCCGATCGTAACGCTCGACTTACGCGCCACCTCCTCCATCAGTTCGGAGATATGCCGCTCTGCGCTCTCGGCGATCTCGAAGGCATCGTTCGTGGGGTCGTATCCATCCATGACCGCCGCCTGGCTCACGCGGATCACCTCTCGGGCCATGAAGTACTGGATCACGATCATGGCGTGCTCGGCGATGTGCCGGGTGCTCGATACGCCGTTGGTCAGTTGGGACAGGTAGAAAGGCCCGCCAACGATGTCCATTTCGCCCGAACGCTTCAACTCCTGCGCTACGGTCAGCAGGTCCACCGGGCGGCTCTCCTCGTAGATCTTGGCAGCAGCCGCATAAATGCGCTGGTGGGCGTCGACGTAGAAGTGCTCGGCCTTCAGGCGCGGAAGTTCCTCGATCGCTCGGTAGTCCAGCAGTATCGCCCCCAGCACGGCCTGCTCCAGTTCCGGGGCCTGCGGCGGGATCTTGCCTTCGGACGTGTCGAGGATCGGCTGGCGGCGTGCGCTGGCCTGCTGTGCTGTGCTCACTTGTGCCGAAGGTACTCGTTGTAGTTCATCTGTTCCACCTCGGCGCAAACCGCCTCCATCCACTCGCAAAGCATCGGGTAGGTCAGCTTGTGCCCGACGGCCTTCTGCTTCACGCCGCGCCGGATCGCCCGGATGATATTCCCGATGGCGTAGCACTTGAAGTCGTCCATCGCCAAGGTCGAAATGATCGCGATCTGCTCCTGGCTCATGCCGCCACCCAAGGCCGCGTCCGCTGCGGACAGGTACTTCGTGAAGCTCTGGGCCACAAGGTCGTGCCCGTGCTCCGCCAGCACCATCGAAAGCGGCGGGGTCTTGCAGCTTTCGGAAAGTTCCTCGCGCTTATAGGAGGCCAGATCGAATGATCGACATGGCTCCGGCTGCTTTGTCTGCAACGCTTTGTCCTGATGTTCCATTGGTCCGTGGTTGTGATATTGTGAACTCGTCCTCCCATGTCCTGTGCTTGATGAACCGCTCCCCGTCCTTGCGGTAGACCTTGTCCGGCTTAGCTCTGAAGTATTCCGGTATGCGCGGCATCAGCGCCTCCTTGTCGGCCTGGGTCAGCCTACGCCATTCCTGCTCGGCGACCTTGCGCGATCCTTTCCGTTCGTATGCCGTCCAGAAGTCGTCGAAGGTCGGCCACTGGATTACCTCGTACACCTCGACGGGTAAGACAGCCTCGGTTTTCTCGCCCGCGCGTTCCTCCTTCTTTTCTTCTACTTCATCTTCTTTCTTCATACTTCGTACCCTTTGGGTACCCTTTAGGTACCCTTGTTTTTTAGAAAGGGTACCCTTTTCCTCCTTAGATGGACGGCCTCCTTTAGTCCCAAAGGAAGAAGCCTTTTCACGAAATACACGCTGCTTTTCGCGCAATTCCTCCTGCCAAACGAGGCCCAAACCTGCCTCAAAAGTGCTGAACAGAAAGGCTACCCTTTCCCAACCCCTTCCGGCGACCTGTTGAAGCCGATCGGAAGGCGTCGGGCCGTTCGTCCAGAGGTACATCATGGCTCGGGTCCATGCCCCTACAGCCTCGTTGTCAAGGCCCATGATGTCCATGGCGCGATCACCTGCGTAGAACTGGAACGCTGGGGCCTTGCTCATTTGCGGAACCTTGCTGGAATGACACACTCACCACGGTTCGGACCCCTAGGAGCCATTACTCCGCCTTGTGCGAACTTGGGCGGCTTGCAATCTCCGTATGGCTCCAGCATTATGTTCAGCGTTCGGATAGACAGATTCCAAGCCGTAAGCCATGCGGAATGTCCACCTATCTGCGCGAATGCATGGGCCGCTGATTGGTTCAGCAACATGCGCTCCTTTCGTATCTCTACGGCCATCTTTCGGTAGTCCATATGAAAAGTTTTGCTCCGCCTGTTCACTTTGTACGCCACAAACGCAGCACCCATTCTCCGCTGTCCTCCTGGTATATCCGGGTGGTCATCTTACGCTCCAGCCCTCGGCTTTTCATGGCCTTATCCCAAGCTGCACCCATCATCTTTTGCTTCAGTTGGCATTGTGCCTTGTCACCTCGCGCAAGTGCTACGCTTTCGTCTATTTCAAGGTTAACAAGTGCGCCTGTCAGCTTCCCGTACTCGGAAATGGAACTTCCAGGTATCGCAATACCATGCTCTGGTTTGTAATCAATCATGATTGTGGAAAAGAAGCGCCCCCCACGTTATCCTTCAGCACAGGGCAGCGTGCTTCGGGATCCCGTGAGGGGCGGTATTGTTGTTCGTAGTTCATCGCTTCTGCCCAAGCGGTCCCGTATCTGGGACGCAGCTAAGATACTAATCTTTCCACTTGTGTCCGCAGTTCATGCAAACATATCCGATGATCGTGGACAGCCATCGCGTGGCCACCTGGTCGCTTCCGCAGCATGGGCACTTCATGCTTCGTCGGTTTCAGATGCGGCAAAGTCCAACTCAGGCAACCGCTCAGAGGCAAAGCGGTCCTTCGCAGTGGCCATGTTCAGAATAGCTTGCTTGAAATAGCTATCCTTCAGTTCGATGCCGATGGCCTTGCGACCCATGCTGACCGGGCTGTAAACCTCAGACCCAACACCCATGAACGGGGTCAACACCGTCTCTCCTGGGTTGCTGTACAGTTCAACAACGCGGTCGATAACGTCAAGCTGCAACGGGTGGACGTGCTTTTCGTCATCTTCGTCCTTGCTGTCCTTGTACTGCAACACGTTGTCGATGCGGATGTCATCCCATACGCTCGAAGCATACCGCTGCCAAATGATGTGTGACAGCTTGTTCGTCTTCGGGTCTTCGTGGTCCCGGTACTTGGCCTTCAGTTGTTCAAAGGTTCCGTACTTGTCCGACATAGCAGGTAGGATGGGTGTAGCCCCTGCGTAGTAGCTCAGTCCGACCGGATGCGTCACCGGCACCTCGTTCTCCCCTTTCTTTTTGAAGATCAGCAGGTAGTCCGGCATGGCCGTAAAGCATTCTGTGCTATCCTCGACGATCAACTTGTGCATGAGGCTCCGCACCATGGTACGCATCCGAACCTTCAGCGGCTCTTTCCAGATGGTCACACGGTTGCGATACTTGAACCCGTGGCGTTCGTGCATCTGGATCACAGCGTTGGGGAAGTCCCACATGCTGCCATCCTTGTTCATCACATCGGTCACGTGGACCGCAGTGATGCGCCCAGGCTTCGTGACCCGTGCAATCTCGGCGCAAAGGAACTCGTACTGTTCCATGAACTGTTCCCGCGTCTCGCAGTTGCTGAAGTCGTTCTCTGAGCTGCTGTAATTGTACAGGCCAGCAAAGGGCGGGCTATACACGCTCAGGTCAATGGACGCATCTCCAAGCTGAGGCATGACGTACATGCAGTCCGAGTTGTAGAGGGCGTACTGGTCGGTGATGTGCTGTTCTTTTACCATGGTCTTACTTGTTGAGGAAGGTTGGAAGTTGGATCGGCTTGTTGAACTCCTTGGTCGAAGCGTGGTACTCCGAGTTGATGGAGGCATTGAGTTTGCTGAACAGTTCGTCGGCCTTTGCCGCCTTGGCGATAAGGCTGTCCATGACGCGCTTTTGTCCGTCGGAATACACAAGGTCCACCACTACCTCACGGGTCTGTCCAAAGCGCCAAAAGCGGCGGATGGATTGGTAGAACTGTTCATAGCTGAAGGTGGGAAAGTAGACGGTGTGGGCGCAGTGCTGCCAGTTCAGGCCGAAGGCGGTGATCTTGGGCTTGGTGATCAGTCGCTTGATGTCACCGTTGGCAAAGCCCAGCAGCAACTCTTCCTTTTTGTCCAGGTTCATGGACCCGGATATCTGGTGTGCGTCCTTGTCCATCTCAGCCAGTAGGTCGCCCTCTTTGTTGAGGTTGCACCAATAGACGGATACATCGTGGCCAAGGGTCAACTCCACAGCGGCCTCACATCGCTTGGCCACGGTCTGTGATTGCTCAACCCTGACCTCAGTCAACCGCCGTGCAATCTGATTGAACAACTGTATCTGCCCGTCCACCACAAGGTTCTCCTCGTTCTTTACGCTGTGGTGCCGAAGGTCCATGATGGGCAGAACGTGCCTGCTGTCATCAAAGCCAAGGTCGGACGGCTTCCGCATCGACACGCTCCACGAACTGACCCACTGAAAGAACGCCTCTTTAGCGTGGCCTTTCAGGATCCATTCCGTCCCGATGTTCTGCGGGCTGATGGTGTCCTCATTGTTGGTGAAGAACTTGGTGAGCATGTCGGTATAGCCCATGTACCCAAGCGCCTCGGAACTTGTCCCTAGCTCGATAAAGTCGTTCGGGCTTGGCGTGGCCGTGAACAGGTACCTGTATTGCACTTGCTTCAGGAAGCTGGTAACCTGTGCTTTGATAGCCCCGTCAAAGTTCTTAAGGATGCTGCTTTCATCCAAAATGACGCACCCGAAGTCGTTGGGGTTGAACTTGTCCAAGCGTTCGTAATTGCATACCACTATCTTGGTATTGAACTTGCCATCCTTGGAATAGCTGATGTCATCGATGCCGAACTTTTCAGCCTCTTTGATGAACTGAAAGGCCACGGCCAACGGGGTCAGGATCAACACGGGCTTGTTGGTGTGCTCGATGTAGTTCCTGGCCACCGTCAACTCGATGACCGTCTTACCTAGTCCAGTGTCAAGGAACACGGCACAGCGACCCTTGCGGATGGCATATCGTGCAACGTGTTCCTGATAGTCGAACAATCCGCTCGGCATCCACTTGGGTTCTATCCCGTGGTCCGATGCCCTGTGCCGCTTGGATGCGACAAACTTATCGTAATCCATGTGTAAAAGGTTTGCGCCCCCATGTTCACCGTTCACAGTGTCGAGCCTGTGTCGGGTGCCCATGGGGGCGCTGTATTTCGTTGGTGATGATCATGTTCGCTGCTCGACCAGCGGAAACCTACTCGGCTTCGGCTTCAAACGTAACGCCTTCCGCGTTCTCTTCCAAGGCCCGGTGGACAATTTGTTGCTCCTCCGGGTTGCACGCAGCCAGGTAGCCTTGGATCGTGTCCAGCTTGGCGGCAACAACATCAGCGAAGGCATGCACGCGGCGGCTCATGCTCTCGATCACCGCCTCATCCCGGTACACCCGGATGATCACCAAGCGCATCGCCAGCGGGAAGCGGTCGTCGTAGCTCACGAAGTCGCACCAGTTGCGCCCGCTGATCCATAGCTGGCCATGGACCTGCTCGAAGTAGTCCTCGGGCAGCGTGCGCGTCAGGTAGGTCTGAAGATGCCGCTTGATCTCCGGGCACTTGACCTCCAGGATGCCGGGGCCTTCCTCGTCATCCTCCACGAAGCCGTCCGGCGTTGCGCCTATGGTGGTGCCTTCGAGGATCAGGAGGCGGCCTTCGGATACGTCCGTGAACTTGTGGGTCGCGTACTGGTCCAGCGCGTCCTGCTCCAGGTCGATGCCGCGATCCATGGCGGCGCTTCGGCCTCCTACGCGGTCCAGTCCTGTAACGGCCTGCGCCATGATCTCGTACATGTAGGACACGGCCGTCTCGGACAGTGGGAAGGCTCCCTGCAAGGCTGCGGCCTCAGCCACCATCTGCGGCAAGCCGTCCGCCTCGACCTTCATCCCGGCACGCGGCCCGGACTTCAGCACCTTGAAGCGGTCGGCCTCCGGGATCAGATGGATGTGCGCGTTGACGAACTCTCGCGGGATCGTGCGCGGATCCTTCACCACATCGCCGAACCGGGATGCCGTGACCATTGCGCGGCGGGCGGTCTTCCAAGTGTCCGTCCCGTACTTCGGACCATCAACAACGCCGGGGGGTAGGTAGATGGTGCTCATGGTGCTGTCGGTTTAAACCACTGAAGATCAAGCCTGCGGCAATCCGCGACGAACTCTTTTTTCTTCTCGCAACGAATGCCGAAATATATCCCGATGCAAAGCGACCAATGCGCACCGGTAAAGTACGCTACCCCTTTGTGCATTCTTCCGTCCACATCATTTGCTTGAATGATCGCGAAAGCCTCCATGCCCGAGTGGATGTGATCAAAAAGGGCGTTGTAGTTCTTGGATGTTGTGTAGGTGCTCATCAGTTCTCAGGTGTTACGCCGACTTTCCGCAGCATCGTCCGCCAGAACTCCGGGTCAACCCGGTTGCTCAACGCGAAGGCAGCCGCCTCCTTCTTGATCGCCGCCTTGTCCTCCCCAGCGTATTCCTTGAAGGCGTCCCGGAACTGGTCCTGCAAGTCCTTCGCCACGCCCTCAGCAGCCGTCACCGGCGCCGCCGTCTGCGACCCGCTGGTGTAGTCCTCGTTGTCCATCTCGATCGCCTTGGCCAGCTTCTCGAACCGGCTGGACTTCGGCAGGTGCTTCGTGTGGCGCTTCAGGACCGTCTTGCGGGCCATCTCCTCGGGGTCCGTATCCCAAGGCGACGAGCGGCCCGCTTTGACGCTCTCGCTGCGTCCCTTGATACCGTCTATCTCCTGCTTACTCATGATCTCGAAGTGCTTGGATCCGTCCGCCAGGGTCGCCAAGCTGTACACGGCCACCATGTCGCCCTTGGGCAGCCCGCGCATCATGTAGGGCGTATGGCGCAGCACCTTCCGATCGCTGGCCATGTCGATCTCGCACTCGTCGCCCTTGTATACGGGGTGGCATTCGATGGACCGGACCGATCCGGTATCCGTCAGCAGCTTCACCAGCCCCATGTAGGAAGGCTCCAGCACGCAGACCGTCTTCCCTGCCTTGCGGCGCGGGATCAAGTACGCCAGCTTCATCGTTGGGTTCAGCGTCAGTCCGCTGTCGGCCAGGTTCATCAAGGCCTGGATCTTGCTCTCTGGCGTCGATCCGGCGAGGTAGTCGTTGCCCTCGAAGATCTGCATAGCGAAGGCAGCCTCCTTGATGAAGTTCTCCTCGTTCGCCAGTCGGGCGAAGTGCTCTCGGGCCGGGGCGAATAGTTCCACCGCCTTGTTCTGTTGCGCGGGTTGAACCGCTGTCGTCGGGTTGCTCATTGGTTTGGGGTTTGAATGCGTGTGATCGTTCCGTCAGGTTTCATGTAGATGGTCGGCAGTCTGTCGCTCTGCCGCTTCCGTGCCCATGCTGGCAGCTTCAGCCGCTCATGCCGCTGTATGGCCCGCACAAGGCTCCGCAGTGCTTCGTTCTCAGTCACCTTCCTCGGGGTTCACGGGTCCGCCAGCCGGGTCGAAGTCCAGCAGCTTGCGCACATCGTAGATGCCGAAGAACCGCGCCATCCGCAGCAGGTGCCTGGGCTTCATGCTGGTGAGCGCCGCGCCCGTGTCCCATTGCCACATCAACTGCTGCTTGCGCGTGTCGCTGATGGGTCCGCGAACGCCGAACTTCGGGCGGCTGATGTCGTCGCTGAAGACGTGGGCAGCCAGTTCGGTCTGCGTCACCTTCCTTCGGCGCTTGTGGCTGGCAATGGCCAGCAGTTCCTTGATCCGTACTCTCTCGATCATCTTGTGGGGGTTAAAGGTCGCGTAGGTCCGCACGGATCTCGGCGCGTATCTCCGCGCGTAGTTCCTCCATGCAGTGGTGGCACACGTCGCCGTCCGTGTAGTTGTTGCCGCCGCATTCGTCGCAGCGGTCCGGCTCAGTAAGCAGGTTGTCGGGGGTTGGCAGGTAGCTCATGTTGCAATGTTTCAGTCACGGCACAAATATAGGCCGAACTTTCACAATTACAACAGGTTGGCAAATTATTTCACGGCCAGCAGGTAGGCCGTCAACGCGCCAAGCGCCGCCAGCACCCCATAGAGGAACCCGCGCCATCCCCTGCCCTTCGCCTTGCGCTCCCAGAACTCCGCATCCTTCTTGAATTGGTCCGCAGCCGTAACGAGGTCCGCCACGTTGCCCGATGCAAGGTCAGCCCGTTGGCGCTCGATGGCTTCGCGTTGCTGGGTGGCCTTGAGTTCGCTGCTGTACTCCGCGATCAGTCGCGCCATGATCACCCGCTTCGCCCGCCCGTCTACCCCGCTCCACAGGCTATCGTTCACGGTCAGCACCTCCCCAACGGTGAAGCATATCGTGTCCCGTTGGTTCAGTCCCACGAACGGGCTGTCAACGGGTAGTGATGGCCCTTCGGACGCTCTCGCGCAGTTCACGCTTAGAACGAGGCATAGGACGGGGAGTAGTTGGCGCATGGAGTTGTGATTCAAGTTCCTCGATTCTGCACAGGCGTTCGGCGGATTCCTTCCGGCTGGCTTCGGCTTGGGCCTTGAGAAAGTCTGCGGCTACGGCGTTGGCCCTTGCGATCTGCGCCCCGTATTCGATGGAGCGTTGCTGCTGCTGGATAACCCGCGCCTTGGATGCGTTCATCCCCCACAGTACGGCACAGGCGACGGCCAGGATGCCGCACAGGATGGCGAGGGACTTGGTGAGGATGGTCATGGGGCCTTTGGCAGTTTCATCCAGTGCGTCACATTGTATGCAGCCTCTCGGTCGATGTAGTCCCATACAGCATCACCTTCGTACGTGCCGAGATAGCACCCGACCGACACAACTCCAGCGTCACAGATGATCACCGTCTCGTCTATTGCAGGGAGGCGGTCAGTGCATTTTATCCAGTCGCTCATCTGTTCCGCCCCGTATAGTTCAACCATGACTGCCACACCAACACGCCCTCCACCAGCAGGGCCATTGCCACGGCTACCCATCCTCCATCGGACCACGTTACAGAACCCGTAACGATAAGGGCGATGCACATGGCTTGGATGAACACGAACGCTGTCCAGCTTGTGCGCCCGAAGCCAGTGGGACGTGTCAGGTACTCGGCGAAGGTTTCGCGGCGGTACTCGTGGGGCTTCAGCGAGATGCGCTGCCCCATTTCGTTGGTGTACAGAATGGCCTCGAACTCCTTTGTGATGCTGTCGTTTTCGATGCCGTCAACGACCCAAAAAGCGTCCGTGCTCAGTTCAACGATGCCGTCTCCGGCCTGTGGGTGGGTGGTCATGGGTCAGTAATTCTGGGGTTTCGTAAATGTTGCCGACGACCTTCCATCCTTCGCCATCGTCTTCACAAAGTGCTCGTCCTGTTGCACTACCTGAAACGCGGTCGGACACGACATGAAGCCCAACAGACCATTGGTGGTCCCGCGCGCACCAATACACTTCTCCCAAGTAGTTGCGAAGCGAACCAGAGTAGAAAGGATAGGAATCCAAATCGATCACATCCCCCTCATAGATCTCCCGCCCGTCCTTGTCCTTCAGGCCGGTGTATTGCATGACCGGGCAATCCTTAGTAAACTCCACACTTCGTGGTGGCTGCATGTCGTATAGGGTGTACGGCCCCCACATGGCGTCTACATTATCCCAAACCCGGAACTTGATCTCTCGTTGCTTCATGGTTCACTTCGTTTGGTACAATGGATCCCCCGCGAACAACATCCGGTCAGGTGCCTGCACAGCCGACCATGCCGCGATGCCTACGGGCGTGCCAGCGAGGAACAATGGATGGAAGATGGACACGTTCACGAACTGTGCAGGGAGCGAACTACTGCCGGGTTCCGACACGCTACCGACCGACATGGAAGCCCCGCGATCCAAGTGCCACGTGAGGGCCGTCTGTCCCTTGCTGTTGGTGTAGGTGGAGTTACCGGGTAGGAAGCCCCCGTAACTGGTCACATGGTCGCCATAGAAGCCCGGTTGCCACGTTACCCCGGCAGCGGTCCCGAGGCTGAACATGGAGCCATAGTAGGCCAAGATGGGGAGCGATGGAATGCGGCCCGAGATCCAGCAGTTCATGGATAGCTGATTGCAAGTGTTCACCCCTTCGCCCATTCCCGTGACGTTCCGATAATCCCACACGGTCAAGCCTTCGGCTGTCTGCGATGCGCGGGCATTGCCACGGTATGCGGGCGTCTGGTCCTTCGCCAAGATCATGTAGCTGTTGCCCGTTGCGCCGTTCTTCGTGACAGATGCCTTGATGTACTTGGCGTCCACCAACAGGAAGGAGGGTGCTACACCTTTGGCCGTGCGTGGCGTGGTGCCGGTGTAGTTGTACAGGACCGAAGCGGTAAGGCTCGACACTGAACGCGGGCCGAAGGTGACCGCCGAGGTGATGGACTGCGACCCGTAGCGCGAAGGCTTGCTGAACGCCAATACGGTGAACTGCTTGCCCGCGTTGTTGATGGCCGTCCGTGCCGTGTTCAGTACCGTGGCGTTGGTCAGTTCATCGCTGCTGCCAAGGTTGACCGTTACCGTTGCCGTTGTCTTCCACGCCGCGCTGTATGCCTGTGCCATTGCCGCCGATGCGGGGTCTGCGCTGTTGATCACCACCAACACGTCAGCCGGGTTGATAGCGCCGGGCGTAGTAGGCGGCGGCTCCACCACGATCGTGCATGGCTGCGTGGTCGGCGGTGATGTCCCTGTGCATCCTGCCGGGCTGCTGGTCACCGTGCGGACCTGAACGCCGTTCACGCAAGCGCCCCAAGGTCCGGTCGTGTATGTGCATGGTGTGGGCGTGGGTGGTGGCGTCACTGTTCCGCCCTCCGATGCGATGGGCTGGGTGTAGCTGTACAGCGGCGTGCAGCCGGACCAACTGCCCACGGCATTCCCCGTCATGGGGTCGCGGGCCAAAGGAGCGAGGCGCTGGTCGCAACTCGCGGCCACGTCCTTCAGCGTTACGCCAGGGGACAGGATAACCCCGTCAACGCTGTTCCAGCACCATGTGGTCACGTTGGACCCGAACCCGTTTGTGGCGTCCATTTCATACAGCCGTCCCTTGTCCCGGTCGTGGAGCATGTAGGCCGGACGGTCGAACCATGTGACCCCGTAGATGTTCACGGACGAACGGAGGCCCGCCTTCCCTTTGTATCGGATCAGGCTGTGCGGCATGCTGTTCACCTTGGAATAGGCGAAGCCGTAGACATCCATCTTGACCCAACAATCCTCGGCGTCCAACAACTGTTGACCCCGGCTGTATGGCCGTGCTGCGGTCTTACCTGTCTCGAACTTGATGCCGTACACCTTCAGGCTGGTGCCGTTGCCGATGCTGCCCTGTGCGTCCGGGCGGACATGGAACACGGACGGGTTATCGTCATAGCTGCCCATGTGAACCTGCATGTGGGCACCGCCGATAACGCCGTAGGCCCCAACGCCGCATTTGAAGATGCTGACGCGCTCCGTGTAGAACGTGGCGTGGAACTGTCCGCCCAACTCAATGCCGTAGTTGTTGGCCTCATAGATGAACACGTCCTCGATCAGATAGTCCTCCCCCGCCTTCCATGCGCCGATCGCGCTGAAGTGGTAGGAAGGGTCGTATAGGCCGGTCCCTTGGCCCATGATCTTGAAGCCATGAAGCTGGGAACTCTCCGTATACCCGAAGTTATCCACCCGGCCCCACGTCATATCGCGGAACATGAACCGCTGCGCAGGGTCTCCATCCCATCCGGCATGGTCGTATACCAATGTCGTACCTCCTGGCTTCACGCCCCAACTGTCCAGCACGTACCCTTGCGTCCCTTCGCCCCACACTTGGCCCTGTGGACGGATGAGGTCGATGTCAACGCGGAACGTACCGTGCGGCCAAATGATGTTGGCCCGTGACCCGCATCCGTTCGCATAGTTCGTCACACCGGGTCCGTCATCGTTGGCCCACACCGCCTCGTTGTGCCATGCCGCAGCTTTGCGGATGTTGAGCACCTTGGACGATGCGCCGATGTACTCCATGTACCCTACCCATGCGGGCCACTTGGCCTTGGCCTGTGCATAGGTCATGTCCTTGCCGATGGTGGTGGTATCGCGCCAACTGAACTGTGTTCGGAGGTCGATGGTCTGCGGCATCGCGGCCATAGGCAGCACGATCAGGCAGAGGCAAAGGAGGCGTTCAAGGAAGCGGATCATGTGATGTGGTTTGTGCCGCCAAGGTAAGCAGCACCACTATCACTTAGTCCAACTCGAAGTGGACCAGGTCCTGGAACGTCTGGTCCGTGATGATCTCGCCGTCGCCATCCCAATTACCACCCCAGCGCATGGCGATCCCGCGCCGCTTGCCCACGGCCATCACCACACCCGCCACGAAGCAGATGTGCGAACGGTCGTATCCAAGGGCAGGCTTCCCGGCCACGCGGATCACGATGTCCACCGCCCTCGCCTTGGGTTCGATCTTGTTCACCACGTGCTTGGCGACCTTCACGATCTCGTCCTGCCCGTAGGCGTCAGGGTTGATCTTGCTCTTGCCGGTGCGGAAAAGTTGCCGTTGCTCCTCGATCGTGCGGGCGCCGTCAACAAGCTGGAACTGGACAGTGGACAGCTTCCTGGCGTCGTCGATCACCATTGCCAGTTCCCCGCGTAGTTCGGACAGCACCAGGCAGGAGCGGTCGTCCCATTGCCATTCGCTCATGGCTGCGCGGGTTGGTCGTCCTTGGTCTGGATGTACTTACCAAGCCGCTCCTCCAGCCACACGATCAACTTGGAGCCGGTGAGCTTGCCGTACTTGCGGGCAACGTCAAGCAGGGTGGCGATTCCCACGAACGAGGCCACGGCAATGAACAGCGGCGTGTCCGGTATCCACGTCGCGTTGGGGATCATGGTATCAACGATGGACGCCACGAACAGCATCCCGGCCGTGAGGCTGAACTTTTTGAGCGGCCCCATGGTGAAGTGCGATGTTCGGAACTCTTTGCCCGCACGCATGGCGACCATAGCCCCCATGATGGCATCCACCACCAACATCACGAAGTAAAGGAAGATGGACATGCCGATGATCTGAAGATTGCCCCAAAGGACCGCGATCCCGCTCAACAGGATCTTGATGCCCACCTCTGCGGGCGTCCCTCCGATGATCTCCCTGAGCAGTTGCCCGAACGTCGCCTCCTTCATGCCTTTGTCAGCCTTAGTTGAATGATGATGCCCGCTGCCATTGCCGCCACGAGCCAGTATTCCCAAGTATCCGTGCTTCCGATGTTGCTCCCGGTGAACTCCTGCTGCGCCTGGGTGCTGAACCACACGGCCCCCATCAGCGCGGTGGGCTTCATCCGAGGAGCCGCCCACGCCATTGCTACCAGACACAGCAGTGCCTTGGAAACCTCCGAAAGTGCGAGATAGATCAGCCATTTGCGTTCGTTGTCGAATGTATCGGGAAGCACGATATGTACCTCCGTCAGCATTACGGCCACCAGGATCAGCCCAGCTTGCGCGTAGGCACCCCAGCGGGTTTCCCGTTCGCCACTGCGATCGGCTCCAATACCTCGCAGAAATCCTCGAAGGCGATCGCGCACCCGTTGTCCGATTTGGCCGCGTTGCTTTGGATCCTCCATGTGTTCCATGCTTCCAAGATAGCCGAAAGGTCCGTTTGTGCGCTCATCGTGCGTTGTTGAATGGTGAGGGGTGAGTGACGAAAGGGGATCCCCGGAGGGTGTTGTCGATGGTGTCTAGGCGGCTGTTGATGGCCTCCTGCTCTTTGGCGATGGCCTCGTATGCCTTAGTGACCTGTTCGTTCCTGTGCCGCGCCCAACGTTCGCGCACGGCGTGGATCACGATGTACAGGACCGCAAGGAGTATCGGCGCCACGGTGCTCATGCTTCCACAACGATACGCAGCGCCCAGCCTCCGTCCGACTGCCGGACGAACGCGGAGCGAAGCAGGGTTTCGGTCGGCGTAACATCGTCGCAATCCAGCGGGTCGCCTGCCGTGCCTTCAACAGTGCGCAAGGCGTATGGCGTGAATCCTACCTCGGATACAAGGCTGCCTTTGATCCGCTCGGCAAGCCCTACGGCATCGTCCTCGCAGTCCTCCGGGCACGCGGATTCGCCGACGTACTGCCAGATGCCCAGCACGTTCACGGCGGGATCGTCCGATGGGTACAGCAGTCCTTGCATGATGGTTTCGATGCCCTGCTGCTCGTCGCATTCGATCAGGTCGCCGCTGGATTCCGCACTGACGTTGACCACCACCAGGCCACCAACGATGGCGCTGGACAGGCGCGTGACGATAGGCACGATGCCGCACTCCTTATCGCCGTTGATGAAATACGAAGAGGCGTCGACCGCGATAGCCACGCAGTCGATGCCATCTTGCTTTCGCATAGCGCCACGCAGCGCCGTTTCCAGTGCTGCGGGCGTACACATTAGGCCTCCTCGATCAGGATCAGGGCAGGCTCACCAGCAGTCGAAAGGCCCACGGCGTACCGCAGGATGCCTTCGATGCCAAGGTTGAACTCAGCGCATCCGATCACGGGTTCGATGTTCGCGGCCGTAGCCGATACCCGCTTGACGCGCAGTCCGGTCACGCCGAGGTTGGTGCGGACGAGCAGGCTGTTGAGCAGCTCCTCCGAAGAGATCTGGGGGTTGTCGCAGGTAACGGCCATGGGGCGTTCTGTGTTGAAGGGTTACGCTTACGCGATCGGGTTGGTGATACGAAGCGGACTGAGGCGGCTGGTCCACTTCACCTCGAAGTTCAAGGTGGCGTATTCCAAGTCGTCCTCCACGATCTCCTCCCAGCCACGGAAGTTCACTAGGATGCCGGTGTTGCCTCCGTACAGCTTGGCGCCCAGGGTGCCATACCACATGCGGTACTGGCGGTTACATCCGGTGCCGCGCATGAAGTCGTAGTTCGTGTCGCTGTTGTCGTCGATGCGGCCGGTCAGCGTGTACTCGGCGGGGCTGAAGATCTTACGGCCTCCGCTTATCTTCTTTTCCGTCTGCGCGGGGGCTGCGATGCTGCCGATCACGATCAGTTCGCGGATGGCGTTGGCGTCGGCGCTGGAGTTGTCGATGCGGCTGGCCCATTCTGCGGGATCCTCCCAGTTGGTCAGCGGGTAGCCGTCGTTGGCCAGGTAGATCACCGAGATCTGTGCCTGGAGCAGTTGCGGGTTGCAGGTGGAGAACTCCACCGTGGGCAGAACCGCGCTGCAATCGGTGGGACAGACGAGGGTGTCGATGGATGCCATGTGCGTGGTCTTTTGGTGCTGTTGTGCCGAACAAAGATGGGGGCCGAAATAGCCCCCACCAAGGCCGCGAGGCCCTCTGTACCGTTTCGTTCCTTAAGCGTCTCGCACCTCACTCAATGTCCAGTCGCAGTCTGTGCGCCATGCGGAGCGCACGCGGTACTGGTAGGTGGCGCCGCCGCCAAGCTCTGCCGCTCCATTGACGCTGTATAGCGTATCGAACGAAATGTCAATGTCGATCCATGGCCCGGCGCCGTCGATCTGCACTTGCGCCTCGATCGGCTCAAGCTGCGCTGCCACGAACAGGCCCCCGTCTCCGTCGATGGCGGCGGTCGTTCCAGTGAAGTTGAAGCTGAACAAAAGGCACGCGCAAGGCAGCGCGTCCGACCGGCTCGATACCATCAGGCAGCCAGCGGCGCCGATCAGCGTCAGGCGGATGGATACCGCCTCGCTCGGGGGCGTCACCTCAACCCCAGCCAGCATCTCGCTCTGCGTGAACAGTTGATCCGTGATCGGCGTCCATGTGCCGCTGTCGATGTCCGTGTAATCCAAGCGCACGGAGTATCCCGGCATCGTGTAGGCGCTCACCGTATAGGTGGCCGGATCCGCCTCGCAGTTGATCGGCTCGATGGCGATGAACTCCGCTGCCGGGCGCCATTCCCCGGCCCTGTAGTACCAGTAGCTCACGCCTGTGTCCGTGCTCACGCGGGCGAAGCGCAGCGGGCAATCCGTCACGTTTCCCCACAGCAGCGGGTCCTCGATCGGGTCCGAAGATGTGGCGTAGGTGCCGTCCTCCAGCAGGTAGATCTGGTCGGGCTGAATATCCCCGTCCGCCTCCAGCCCGGCAGCCGTCACGCACACGTCGATGCAAGGCGCGTCGAAGGAGGTGCAGCAGCCAGCGGTCACGGCGGCCTCGTCGATCTGGAAGGTCATCACCACGAAGGCGAAGCACTCGGCCCCCACTTCGTCCCAATCCACGTCGAAGCGAACGGCCATGATGGGCGTCGTTCCCCGGTCGCGGTCCAGCACCAGGTTGATCGTCTCATGCAGCGGGACCTGTGCCAGGGCATCCACTACGTGCCAAGGGAGGTAGCCCATGTCGATCGTGTACTCCACCTCCGTGCGCCGGAATGTCTCCACGCGGTTGTTGTTCGCGTCCTCCTCCACGGTGATCTCCGTGGTAGGCTCCGGCGTGCGAATGAACGCTTCGGTGGGCAGGATCAATTCCTGCGTGAAGCCCTCCTCGTAGTACGTGTTCCCCACGTTCCCGCAGGAGGACCATTCCAGCACGATATGGCAGTCCAGCGTATCATCTGCGCACTGCGTCTCGATGCTGAACACGTCCATGATGGCGGGCGCGTCCGGCTCCCCGGCAACGATGTGGAAGGTGTAGCCCGTGGCCCCGATGTATGCGTCGATCTCGGCAAAACCGGAAAGGCCGTCCGTCTGGTCTGATTCCGCGATCACCTGCCCGTTCTGGTCCCATACTTCGAGGTGGAACGTGCCCGCCGTCATGCCCACCTGAACCGTGAAGCGTACCCAGCGGCCCACGCACTCGATCTCGTCAAGGTTGCGGCCGATGGCGATGGGCTGGTAGGCTTGCCCGTAGAACCCGAGCACGTCACCGGAGACGGCCGCGAATATTGGCGGCGGAACGCTCACCCAGTTCACCCCGTCAAAGCTGTGCTGCGTGCCCGCTTCCTCGTTGTACCACGTGTCATAGTCCTCCCCTGGCGGGCGGCTATCCACCCAGACACCTGCGGTATACGTCCACAGGTCGCCGGTGGTCAGGTTGGCCGCCTGCGACCCCTCGAACGCCCATGTGGGATCCGTTGGTGCTCCGGCCCCGCTGTACATGCCGGTGAGCAGGTAGGCGTACCGCGTCACGGACCAGTCGGCATCGGGTGCCAAGTCCTCGCTGAAGATGCCTCCGTCGCCGATGGTTACCACCCCGGTCGGCCCGTTGTAGATCGGCGCGGCTGCCGGGCACAGCGGCTTGAAGATCTCGCTGTAGTAACTGACGCCCCCGGCCACGATCACCGAGTACACGGGAACAGTTGGCAGCGCCGCTATCAACTGCGTGCCGGGATAGACCAGGTAGTTCAGCCCCACGAATGGCACCACGATGATCTTGTTCCGATCGTTGGTGATGTCCGCCACCTCCTCGTCGTTCAGGTTGTACAGCTTCCACGAGGTTATTGTGGTGACGCCCGTTGCGATGTGAAGCTGGAATGGGGGCAGCGACTGGCTGCGGCTGAAGATGGCATAGTCGCACTCCCGCAACTGCTTACAGGGCCGCGAATGGCGGTGCTGGTCGAACAGGCTGGTGTACCAACGGAGGGGGGTCTTGACCTGTCCGTTCAGTGCGCTGAATGTTGGCATCCTTGGAAATGTTGTAATTTGGCGGTATGAAACACGTGAGCACCCTCCTTTTTGCCTTCCTGTTGAGCCTTCCATGCCTCGCACAGCAGACGCTTCCCGAGGCCCCGGCCCAAGACGTGAACCTCCGCTTGGAGTTGGCGTCCGGGCACTTGCTGAAGTCCGCCAAGCTGCGAAACGAGGCGATCTTCTGGGGCGTTGCCGGGACCGCCTTCACCCTGCTGGCCGCCAACAAGGGGCAGCGCCACTACAGCGAGGGTGTTGCCGTGGGCTTCGGCCTTGCCACCGTTGGCGGGTACGTGATGTTCAGCCTGCGGGCGAACGCTCACGATCGGAAGGCGGCTTTGGCGCTGCGGCATCAGTAGGTGTATTGCAGGACAAACGTACTGCGGTCGGTGCTCAGGTCGTGCTCAATGGTCTGGACCGATGCCTGTATTACGCCGATACGGTCACCCAATCGTGTGCGCAGGTACTTGGTGGCATCGTACCACGGCATCGCGCAGCACAGGGGCACGGACACGCCCCCCTGCTCAATGTTCGGCCGGTAGCCGTCGAAGGTCACGTCCTGCCCGTTCATGTTCCCGGTCGGCAGGTACCTGTTCCACGTCCAGAAGTCCCGCTGAAGGTTTGCCAATGACGCAGGGGCGTTGGTGGTCAGGTTGCCGGTGATGGCGCCGTAGTCGATGATCGCGTTGTATACCGCACCGTCGAAGGTGGTGGCCATGATCACGAAGCCGCGCTTCTCCAGCCCGTCCGGATCGGTGATCAGGTATGGGAGGTCCGTGCTGATATTCCCCACCGTGTACTCTTCCACGCCGTCCCCATCCGTCACGATCACGCACGGGCCGCTGTACACGATGTCCCGGCCCACGAAGTCACGGCCCTGCGAATCTGCGAAGCTGGCCCGCTCGATGCGCGGGATGGATTCGGACAGGTGCTTGTAACGCAGTGGCTCGATAACGTCCTGCATCGTGCGGATGTCCAGCCCCTCCACCTCGATCCAGTACTTGTAGTGCTCGATGCGGATGTATCCATCCTCGTCGATGCGCCAGAATACTTGGTACATGGTGCCCAAGGCTTCGAGGAAGTCGGACAGGCTCATTTCGCCGATCGTAGCCGGGTTGGTGGCGGTCGGGTCCAGCACGTCCGTCTTCTGGAAGATCACCAGGTTGTTCGTCTGGCTCTGATCCCCTGTCACGTAGTTGATGCCTGCGGCGTATCCCGGCGCATCGCCCACGGGCAGGATCTCAAAGAAGTCCGATCGGATGCCTTCCAGCGGGCATCCGGTCTGCTCCACGAGGTAGTCGCCTACCTCGGACACAAGGCGCCCTCCAGGTAGTTCGGTGCTGTCGCCGTCCGACAGGCATACGTAGAACGGCACGATGCCGGGAGGGTCCGCGATGCTGGTGAAGTCGTAGGACCCGATCTGTAGCCACTGGCAGGTGTCGGGCGGCGGCTCTGGGTATCCGTCCATGCCGAAGAACGCGTCCGGGTCGCCGAAGGTGTAGGAGATCAACGGCGTCCGGTAGTAACGCGCCGTGCCGTTCGTTGCGCAGTTGTCCGTTTCCAGCGTCCACCCGGCGCCTGGAGGCGGCGATGGTGCCGAACCGATGCACTCTGTAACGGAGAACTCCCTCCACAGCACCCCGAGCAATGGACCGCCCCCGATGGGCGTCCACGTGTGCACCAGCGTGTATCCGGTATCATCCCCAACGCCTCCACAGATGGGAACACCCATGATCACCGGGCAGATCAGGAACTCCAAGGACGGCAGGATCAGCGCCGCCGATTCCACCGGAGCCACCTGAAGCACGTTCCGCTTCACCTTCCACGCATCGAAAAGGCAGGTGTAGTCGTCCT